GTGACCTATGCTGGAGGTGGTGGTGGAACCGCCACCGGAACGGCCGGTGGTGGGGGAGGCGGATGTGGTGGGGCCGGGAAACTCTCGGGGGCTGGAAACAATGCGACGGGGAATGGTTGCGGGGGCGGCGGTACGGCTGGAGCCGTTCAGGCCGGTAACGGCAGCGATGGGATTGTGGTAATGTCTTATCCGCAGTGAGGTAGCCATGAAAAAATCTCTCACCCTTGCCCTTCTCCTTTCGATTGTGGCCTATCCGGCGTGGGCCGCGACCAATGTCTGGATTTTCTATGGGGCGGGGCCCCCTATCTTCTCGGCTGGCATGGATGTCATTGCCCGGAAAGCCCGGGCGATCTCGGGGGTAGGGCATGTCTCGACGCACGCCTATTACGACACGCAAACGGTTGCCAACCAAATTCGGGCGTCGTCGCACTCGGATAAGACGGTTGTCGTCGGCTACTCCTGTGGAGGCAATGCAGCGGCAGTCATTGCTCAGGGCGTCTCCGAACGCTCCGTCTACGTACTGGGGATTCAGCCATCTCTGTGGTGCGGCACCTACCAGCTTCCTGGCAATGTCCCCTACGGCCAGGATACCTATGGCTCCTGTCTACAAACCTTCGGACTAGGGTGCGCCAAATATTATGGTGCAGCGCAAAAGATCGTGCTCATCATGCGGCCTGATCTCCACCTCCAGGCCGATGATGATCCCAACGCCCAGAACGACGTGCTGGGAGCGATTTATGCAATCGCCAATCCCTCCCGGGCCCACATCGCCATTAACCGGCTTGCGCGCGAGACTAATTTCGTCCGAACCAACGGCCAGAAAGTGTGGTTACGGGAGCGATGAACCCCACGACGACGCCCTGGAGTGATACCCAGAAAATCCTCGCGATCCTGCTGGTGGTTGCCTTCATCAGCATCATCATCATGTGGATGTTCTTCCCGCCAAAGACGGATGCCGCTTCTACGGCCGTGCTCAATACGCTGGTGGGAACCTTGGGCGGCATGACGACGATGGTTATCAGCTTCTATTTTGGCTCCTCACGGAACGCGCGGGACAAGGACAGCACCATTGCATCCCTGTTGCACCCGCCGCCGCCACCTCCGCCGTCACCGCAGACACCAACGGGGTAAACTGTGCTTGCGATCGTGCTCGCTGTCATCTTGTTGACAACGCCCGATGGCAAGCCGATCTGGGTTGAAACTGAGCATATCCGCACTATCAGGCCCGATCACGATGGCGGTTGTCCGCCGCGCAGTTCCGCCATCATCAGGTTCGATCAAGGCAGTACGTTATGCGTTATGGAGAAGCCCAGCGAGATAACCGATAAGGCAAAAAGATGAATCCTGGCGCGATTGAGGAAGGCGCGAAGGTTGCCACCGGAGTTATAGAGGGGCTGAAAAGCCAACCTATCGCCCTAGCCTTGATCGTCATGAACGTGATCTTCGTCGGTGCAGTCGGTTATGCGGCGCATGAACTTAACGTGCGAACCACTGCCCAGTACGAATCTCAGACGGCGCTGATCCACAAACTCATCGATCAATGCAGTAAGGCTACACCATGAAGCTCGCAATCAGTTCCGGCCACGGCCGCTACGTCAGGGGCGCGGTGGGACCTCAAGGTTGGGGCCTCGATGAAGTCAACGAGGCCCGCAGGGTAGTTCCTCATGTTGCCGACTATCTGACGCTCAACGGCAATACCGTCGTTACTTTCAACGACGATACCTCTACGACGCAGCAGCAGAACCTAAACACGATCGTCAGTTGGCACAACAAGCAAGACCGCGAACTCGATATTAGCGTTCATTTCAACGCCTATGTGCCAACTGAGTTAGGACGTGGTGCTGAAGTCCTTTACGTCACTCAGCAATCCCTTGCTGCCAAAGTCACTAATGCGATCTGTTCCGTCAGTGGATTGATAAATCGGGGAGCTAAGAAGCGCAGCGATCTTTACTTTCTGAACGGCACCAACAAACCGGCGATCTTGCTGGAAATCTGTTTTGTTGATGCCGCTGCCGATGTGGAGGCTTACACCTCGCATTTCGATGCTATTTGCCAAGCAATCGCTGAAGCTGTTGCGCCGACGGTTGCGGAAGCTCCGGTTGCTGAAGATGTTCTGCACACAGTCGGCAAGGTTTCTTGGTTTGGCGGGCCGGATGATACTGGCGTGACACCCAGTGAGGGACTGGCGTTCATCTACAAATATGAAACCAAGCCATCAATCTTCCTGAAGCATCAACCAGCAGGCACTACTGGGCTAGCTCGCCGCCTCGATCCCAACAAGCACTATTTAGCTCTGCGCTGGGATTACAATCAGTTCCCCAAGACTCGCCTTGCGGGGCCAGAGATGGCGCTGGTGCGTGCGCCTAAAACCGGACGGCAGTTCACTGCGGCACCGGCAGATTGGGGGCCACACGTTAGTACGCAAAGGCAAGCAGACATCTCACCAGCGCTAATGCGGGCACTTGGCATAGAAACTGACGGGGAAGTGGAAGTTACTTACCCGTATGTTGGGGAAGTAGCTTAGGATCGGCTGAGTATTTTTCAGCAATATTCTTAATGCCCTCTTCGGTTATCGCTGCCGCCTCATCCTCTACGGGATTCTCTGCGACGGCTCGCACTAGCCGATCTCTAAATCCATAATCGCGTCCCAGTGAGTTCTCCAGCCAAGATTGGAGTTGTTTCAGTAAATCAATCGCTCGCTGTTTGGCGGCGGCGGAGTCATCCATTGCATTGATGACACCTTGGATTAGGGAGGTGCGTTCCTGGCCGTTCATTTGCTCAGACATGATTGCTCCTTCACCAGATGATGTGACTTGCAACAAAGACAATTGCGCTCCCGAACGCATACACAACTAAGACTGCAATCCAATCACTCATCCCATCCCCCGATGGTTGGGCTGACGCGGCCCCATCCCTTAACCCTTATCCGCGCCAGCCCCGCCGCCCTGTGATTCGCGTTGTGGGTAGGGCGGCAATGGGATTCTCTCTCACGCTTTCGCCTCAAATAAGGCAGGATGGAACCGATAATGTAGTATGCACTGCTACACTTGCGAGTCAACTGTGAAAATACGCATGTCTACAAATCTGGCACCCGGCGCTGTAGTCGCCGCTAACGCCCCACAGGAACGAGGCGATTGGAACCGGATCGATGCCTATGGAAATCCACCACTCTTGCTCGCCGCGCGTGTGCTGCCCGCATAGCCCGGTGTGGTGCGGCTTGCACAATGGAACCGTCCAGCGATCTTCTGGTTTCGCGCCTAACCCGGGATTCACCTTCGCCGCTCTCGCGTCGGAGTAGCGGATGTGACAACATTCAGAGGGGGATCGACCGCATTTTAAGCATGGTAAGCTGCGAATAAATTTCTGGTGCGCCGCAGTCATCGTAGCCACCCCCACGATAGCCCGCGACGAACGGCGCTTATAGCGAACCGTGTAACTTTCAATTTTCGCGCGATTGCGGCGTTAGATTCGGAGGATTTTTTTATTTCCATAACTTGTGACGCTGTAAGTTTAGAAAACCCATTTGATTCGCCAAATTGAGGGCGCTTCCTGTCACGTCTTTTCGCGTGCATATCACGCACGTTGTCAAGTTGCGTTCCTAAAAATAAATGATCTGGATTTATGCAGTGAGTAACATCGCATTTATGAAGGACGTTCAAACCCTCAGGTATCGGCCCGTGATATGCCTCCCAAGCCGCGCGATGAGCCTTAACAGTCCGCCCGTTAATTTTGATTTCTCCATAGCGATCTTTATTTCCCGCTAGCCAAATCCAACACCCGCTTTCTGCCACTGGCATTGAGTGGAAAGCAAGCCGTGTTTTAAGCGATTCTCCGGGCCGCGTTCGCCTCACGTCAGCATCTTCTCTAATTCTGCGCGAAATTCGGATTCATCCATCCCTGGCAACAGTTGATCGCAAACAACAAAAATCATTCTGTCCGCCAATCGTGAAAGCTTATCGCGGCTAAGGCGGCTCAGTGTTCTCGGGACGATGACGACGCGATCCTTCTCGACGGCAAAGCGGGCGTGACGGGCGCGGATTTTCAAGTCCTCCATGGCTACATCCTTGTCCGGGTACAGCCCGCCCTGCGCTAGCTTTGTTGCAATCGCCCACAACAGGCGGAGAAGCTTGAGACTCGCTGGCGTCGTAATTTCCGCCCATAGTGGAGCTTCGTCATTTGGCAGTCGTTTGATTTCCTCGTCCGCGATCTGATCGACAGCAAAAAGTCCTATTTCGTCCTTATAAAGCGCGCGTCTCTTCACGACAGCGATTTCGATCATGTGCCGTCCACAAACCGCTTGGCGATTTGCCGAATTGACTTGCCGCTAAAGAAATTATTTAGAACTCGCAAACAACGTATCCTGCTTTTCGCGTTACGATCTGGTGGGCAAGAATCATCATAAAACCAAAGTTGTTCTTTGTACTTGATCCATTCGCCCGGATTGGCTTGTTCAGCGGAATCCCAGTAACCCAGAGCAATCTCGCGCCGCCGCCATATTGGCTGGTATCCGCGATTAAAAAGAACCTCTTCAGTCTCGTTGATATAAACCCCGTAGGGCAAACCATAGCGCGACAGGCTCTCTGATGCCGTTTGCCTTCTTCGTTCTGGGAAGCTCATACGCCCCTCCCTCGTCACGACAACGCCGATATCGCCGCTTTGATTAAGTCCTGGCACGCGGATATGTCGGGCGGCATCCCGTCCGCAATGATCTCTTGCTGGCCCTGAGCGAAGTCCATCAGTTCATCGCGCGTTGCCTGCATGTCGAGGAAGCGATCAAGACTCTCCTTAAGCCATTTCAAATAGGCTTCCGGATCGTTCGCCAGTAACGGCTGCACCGGCTCTAACCGATTTGGTTCCCTCTCCTTCTCCGGTTTCTTCTTAGCCTTGTCAGCCGCCACGGCGGTTTTCTTGATTGCCGCGTTCATCCGCGTGAAAACCTTCGGAGCCTCGTTCTCCATGCGGGCGAAATTGAGCTTGTTGTGATCGCGCCATTGTACCCAATCGGGGCCACCGGACAGCGCAATCATCGTTTGCCCAAACCAAATCCAGTCAGGCGAATCATCAAGCGTAATTTTGCGCGGCGGGCCTGCGTCTCCGGCCGGATACTCGCTTTCCGGAACAGCGGGTTGGGTTGGGGCTGCGGCGGCAATTTCAGTAAGCGCAGCCGCAGCTTTCGTGGGCGGTAATATAGCTGGCTGGGCATCGGTGGTTTGTGTTTGTAGTTCGTCATCTGCCTGTGCCATTTCGTCAAAGGTGTAGAGTCCGGAGAGTTCTTGCGGGAAGGCTTTCCGTAACGCGAGCGCTTCCGCGCATTTGGCGATCATCACATCCGGCATCACTCTCCACATCCGGGTTACGGTGCCGTCCGATTTGACTTGGGCGTAGGATTTGAATCTCGCCACTCCAAAGCAGGGTTCTTGGAAGCCCTCTCGGAGAACGCCAACGCGCGCAGCGGCGGGCGGGGTATCCTTTACCCAGACATCGTGCCACTCGCCGTCCTGATCGCACCAGTAAGGCCCCGCTTGCCCCCTATACTGTCCGGTGCGTTGGGCAACCAGACGGAAGCCGTCGATCGAGGTTTGAGTCTGGCGAACCTTTTTCCAATTACCTCCTTCGTCCCGCTCTCTTCGCTCGATCGAGTAAATCTGTCTGGCGAACGGATCGAGTCCGCTGCGCTGGCACTGATAGAGGAAGAGCTTTAGCTCGTTGTCGGACGCGCCCTTGCAGATCGTGTCCTTAATAAGCTTCACCTGTTCGTCACTGAACGCGACTTGTCCGGTTTCGACTTTAGCAACCGCTTTCATCTTCATCCTCTTTTCCGTAGGTGTACGGCGTCCATCCTATGAATCCGCCGTTGCTTTTGTTGATTTGCCACCTGTGGATTCCGCTCGGTTGAAAATCCACGTTAGAGTTCTCACGTTCAGTCGCGTGCCAAGTCACCTCGCCAACACCAACGAAGCTGCGGCCTTCATTGTCCGTCGCCCAAACCTCTACTTGCGATTTAGTCATTTCATCTCCGTCAAACGCATCGCGCCCGCTCGATTGCGCGTGACGATGATTCCGTGACCGAACGCTTTAGCGGCGTCTTTGGGAACGAGCGCCTTTATTTCTTTCTCCGCATCCGCATTTTGAAGCGCAGCAACCCGTGTCTGTAGCCAACACGGCGCGAAATTCGCCCAAGCATTGCTGCCCACCATGTCGTACTCTTTAACTGGCAAGGGCGGGGGTTCGATCTTGAGGATTTCGGACGGTGGGATCAGGTTCTCCACCAGATCGAGAAAGTTCCTTCCCGTAGCCCTCAAGAGCGCGGCGTACTCGTGGTTATACGGGATCACCTCGACGACGGGTTCCGCTCCGCCGATGATTACCGAAAGGGCGCATTTCCGGGTTTCGGTGACGATCATCTGCCAATGAGTCTGGGGCGCGTACCGGGCGACGATATCAGCCATTGAGAAGCGGCCCCCGACGCATTTAGCCTCCACCGGGAAGCCCTCTTTCTCGTTCCACCCGTCTAATGTGCAGCCCATCCAGCCGCGCACCACAACCTCGCCCATGCGTGTAACCGGGCCGTGCTTCATGGCATACCACTCAAGATTCAGCGCCTCCGTGGCCTCGCCCAGCCTGACAGGCCACACTTTGGAGAGATCGTCGGGGACGTACTTTGGATCACCGACAAGCTCGCGCCAGAGATTGAGAATCCGGGCCTCGTTGCCGGACATGAGGATGTTCATCTGGCTCCCGGTAATCTTGCCTTCCCGGGCGGAGAGTTGTTCAGCGGTGAGCATCAAAAGCCTCGTTGAAGGCTTGCGCCATCGTCCGCTCGGCAAAATCGACCGCCACAAAGGGAAAGTTGCTGTCTTGGTTAGCGTGAACGTAGTGCGAAACGAGCGTGAGAACGGCGCGGGCAAGAGTCTTCCCCGGCTCTTTCGGCTCTTCCGGTATTTGACGGAGATTGGCTCCGATCACCGGATCGAACCCAGATTCGCGCAGTCGGCTAAGGGCCAATTCATTGGTATCCGGTGAGACAACAACGCTGATTCGGCCTCTCATGAGTCTCTCCCGTAAATAACCTCGATTGTCCGGGCCTTGCGCGGCATCATCCTGATCCGCTTGCGTGTCACGAGTTCCTTGAGAATCCGGTGGACGTTGGCCTTGCTTTTCTGGCCTAGCCCCGTGGCAATATCGCCTACGGATGGCGAGTGGCCATATTGAAGCTGGTAGCGGATGATGTATTGGAGAACCTTGTTCTGGGGATTGCTAAGGCCGTACATTGTGTGTACGCTACAGTAATGCCCGTTACCAGTCAAGGGAGCAACCGATGTGGACGCCTGAGATAGAGGAAGTCGTCAGGAAATTATGGATTGAACGAAAGACAGCCAGACAGATTTCTAAAGAACTGGGAGGCGGCTATACCCGATCGCAAATACTTGGGAAGGTTTACCGGATGGGACTGATGAGAAAGAGAAACCTCCCGACACCCCGGCCAAAGCCTATCCTCAAGCCAAAGCGGCGCTCGGATGGCTCCTTCCCGGCTGAGCCTAAGCCACTAGCCCCGCCGTCGAACGCCTCCAGGCGCTCGTTTAACGGCACCTCAGGGCCATCCTATAGCCTGATCGATCTGGGCTTCAATGACTGCCGGTGGCCAATTAATGATCCTTTGGACGCCGATTTCTGTTGGTGCGCCGCGCCGCGAGTCGACGGCGAGCCATACTGTCTCGGCCACTGTCAGATTGCGTATAACCCAATGGTTCGCCGGTGACGTTGTATTGGTTCATGCCGTTGTTTCTTGGGGCTCTCGCAACCGTGCTGTTCGTTGCGCTGCTATGGTGGAACGAGGTTCTATGATTACGATAGATTTACCAGCGCCTTACAGCGTCAATAGTACACGTAGGGTGAACTGGGGCTATATCGCAAAGCATAGAAAATGGCAGGCGGAAGCCGATGCGATCGTCACCATATCCGGACAACACAAGCAGAATCCGATACTTGGACAGTACGAGGTGAAGTTTATCATTGATGACGGGAAGTGCCGATCTGATCCTGATAATATAATCAAGGCGTTACTGGATTATGTAAGGGTAAGGCTTCAGCTTATTACCGATGACTCCCCGAAATATATAAGGAAATACTCAGTGGAGTACGGATACGCGCCTGAGGGGGTGCGGATGATTATCAAGGCTTTTCAACAGTCCTGCCCGTTTGTGACGGGGTATCGGAGGCAGGCTTTCGTCAAGTTCCTTTATGACAGCCACCGGCCGGTGACAGCGCCCGAGATCATCAAGGCGATCTACGACACCAAGGACGCGGATCGGCATCTGATCCCGATCATGCGGCAGGAGATCAACCGGCAACTCAGGGACGGCTGGCGAATCACCGCGACTGGTGGCCCTAGTTCCCTCTATCGCCTTGAGCGTCTACAATCCGAAAATGGTGCTGGTTAATGCCGTCTCCTTCACTGCCGCGTCAGCCGGAACCGGCACCTTCGTCTTTGCAATAGCCCGTAGTTCCTTTAGGACGCCCGCCCAAGCGGTGGCTCAGGGCGATCTGGTGAACGGCCAGACTGTCTCCTACCACGCTCAGGATGCCGTCCAGGCCCCGACACAGCGGGCTTGGGGGCGGGGGATTTATACCGGGGGAACCGTCACCCGCGATCCTAACGAAGAGTGGGTGACTTCTGGCGGGGGTACTGGAACCGGGCCCCTCAATTTCCTCATCGCGCCTGTGGTTTCCTTTGACGCCCTAGCTCAGGACATCTCCTCCGCTGGGGGCGTCAAATCTGTCTCGCCGTATCAGTTTGGCGCGATCGCAGATGGTGCCGTTCATGCCTTGAGCACACGTTATGCAACGCTCGGGGCGGCGCAGGCAGCTTATCCGTTTGCTACCTCGTTAGGCCAAGCGATCGATTACTGCGCTCTGCAACAGGCGTTCTATACCGCCTTTGGGTTCCCCGGCTCGGAGCACAACGTCGATACCCAGGCTAATCTCGCGGTTCATATCGAGGCAGGCAATTACCAGATTGGTGCAGATTTCATCCAAACCAAAAACCTACGCAGCGGACTGATTTATGGTGACGGGAAATTTGTCAGCACGGTTAGCGGGACTGGGAATTTTGTCATCCAGACTAATGGCTGTTGGTACACGACTTGGAGAAATTTTGGCGTCTTTCAAAATACCGGCGCTGGTATAACAGCGTTTGATTTAGACGGGAACATCCTGCACGACGGCTCAAGCCTCGGCGTCCAGGGGTGCTCGTTCTATGACATGATCTTTGTCACGCAGGGCTCTCTCTATTGCTTCTACTCACTGCGACAAGGGCAGAGTTTCGGGCAGGGTGACAACTGCCAATACTTCAATTGCCACTTCTCAGGCGCGTCGTTTGCTTGCTACCGGCAGGATGGCTTCAACAACATTCACAATAATTTTTACGGTGGCGATACTCAGAACTACACGACGAACGGGCACTACCATTTCGATGGCTGGGCTGGCTATTTCTCGCACAGTTTCGAAAGTACTGCTGGCTATACCCAGATCGCTAATGGCGGCTACGATCTTTTTTTCAATGGCAGCGATGGTTCTGGATGTTCAATTTATAATTGCCGAACTGAGAGCCCGCAGTTTCTTTCCGCAGTTAGTATCCCCGTCGATGTCCGTGCTTGCCATGGTGCTAATGGTGAGATTTTCGGGTGGGGCGCAAATACAAGCTACCCACTCAACAGCATAATTTCAGTTGCTAATAATGCCTATACGTTTCCTGATGGTGTTGGACGTGTTTTCAAAGCAACCACGGGGGGAACGTCAGGGGGTACTCAGCCAACTTGGAACTGGCAAGGGGGCACGACATCTGATGGCACAGTTGTTTGGACAGAGGTGCCAGTGCAGTGGTTGGTTACTACAAACGGCACGGTAGACCTTGGCACTACCAGCACAATTGTTGGGCAAATTATCTTTCCTTATTACAAGGCAGATTCATCACAGGGGGTGCTTCCATCAAATGTTAAAACCGCAAACTACACTATTACTCAATACGATGATTTAGTTTTAGTTGATGCCACTAGCGGGCCAATCACAATCTCAATCCCTGGTTTGACTTACGGCGGCGGCGGCCTTGCGCAGTCGTTCACGCGACGATTAGTGATTAAAAAAGTTGATACCAGTGCTAATGCGGTAACGATTCAATGTGTTGCCGGGAGCAACGCAGCAGTCGGGGCGGACGCTTTCGAAGGCAATGTTTCCACAGATACCATTGTTGGCGGCTCCAGAGGGTGGCGCGAGTATATTTACGGACAGCAAACCGGCAACGCCACCCCGCCCTGGTGGTACAAAATAGCGAGCGGCTGATGCTCGGCTTCGCTGCGCTCGCCGAAGTCCCGCTTGCCGCAGAGCCGCAGGGTAGCGATGCGCCCCCGCCCACGCCTCCCGGGCCCCCAACCTTTATCGGACAACGCTTCCCTGACGGTAAGGTGTTCTACGTCAACCCGCCGTCTCTGATTGGGCCGATTATCCCCTTTCCGGTTTTCTATCAGAGCGAGTCGTGCGCTTTCATTTTTGAGAGCCAGATAGTCACGCCACTCTCGCAAATCCTGTTCACGGCCCCAGACGGGACGCAGCACTTTGGCGATCCTGATTTTCTCTGGGCTGGCGTATCGCCCCTTGTGAATCCGTACACGAGAAACTTGCCGGATGTCCCTGCCAACTCCTATACGGTGTTCATCTCGGGCCTGATGGAGTTCCTGCAACTGGGAACGTGGACGGCGCAGATTATTTCGGGAACCGCTGTGTCCACGTACACCTTCGATGTCAAAAGCCGCCCCCATTTCTGAGGGCGGCTCCTTGCATCGGTGGAAGCAGTCGGCGCGCGGGCGCACGCGACTGCAACGACTCATGCTCTCACAAGGCACCCGTAGACGCAACTCCGTTATTGGTGTAGAGGTAGCAAATCGTGATTGCTCCTTAGTTTGGGCCCCGGGGTGTGTGACCACCCCGGGGCTTTTCGTTACGCCTTCTTGTTCAACTTCTCGAAAATCTCTTCCCACGAGTCGCCGCTCGCCTTGACATTGAACACTGAAAAACCACCGAGATTCATCGTAGTCCCTACGCTGATCTTGCGACGGTGTTCGATGTTCAATTTATCTACAGACTTCCGTGCAGTCTCATGCTGGGCAACCAGACTTTGGTATTCCGTATCGGCAGCTAGTACGGCCTCGTACCGGGCGCGGCGTTTCTTGGCCAACAAGTCTCTTTCCTCGATAGCAGCGGGGCGTTGCGCCTTAGCCGCTTCTCGTTCCTCTGGCGTGGGCGCTTTGCCGTCGATCTGGTAGCCAAACCCTTTGCCTATCATCTTGGCGAGCTTCTTTACCGCGACTGAGCGTTCCATTGGTTGCTCCTATTCAATTTTCAAACATCCCCCGTGTGACCGGGGACCGGCTGGCTGATCCAACCGATACAGCCATGTTACCACATCATAACATCGCGTTCTGGTTGTGCGCTGGAATCGTCTCAGATTGCCACATTGTCCCCAATATCCAATGGTTTTCGAGGCTGTGGACAATTTTAGAAATTACATGGCCGTAGGATAACTCAACCACAACTTGATTGATTTTTAAGTCAATACGCGCCCGACTGCTGGCCTTAGGTGCGACAGCCTGCCGCAGTTGTGGACTCGGGTTGCACCGGAAATTTCCTAGTGATTTCTGCGCTAATTCTTCCGGTACGATTTATTTGACAGCTACGCGACAGAGGGCGTATCTCTAAAAAGTTGCCCCGGCGAGAGCGTTAACTCTGCCGGGGCTGTCCCGTGATCCATGCGGTGATGCACGGAACCTATTTGCCGACTTCCTTACACTACCCGGCAAGTAAACACAAATCACCGCAAAAACAAGGCGAAGGCCGCTCTGGCGCAGTGATGGCCCTAGCTCCGATCGAAACAAGCACCCTCGCGGGTGCCTGATGGCGTTTGCGCGGACGCCAGACTCTTAGGCTTGCTCAGACTCTTTACTGCGCTGAAGGGCTGTAAAGACAAGAGGTTGGGCGAGGAAGAGAGGACGGTAGAGCTAGCTCAGGAGTATGGGCCAAGTCAGGGAGATTGCCATGTTGGATAAGTCTCAAATCACGATCGGTGGGAAGGTAGTTCCGTTACGGCCGCTCGATGAAATGGTTCTGCTGATTCATAAAAAGTTCGATGTGGTGGTGAGGAAACAGGAGGAATTTAAGATCGCGCGAATTGAGGCTGGACGCTTGTTGTTGGAACTCAGGTCTAGGGTAGAAGCTGGCGAAGATGGGCGCGTTAGTTGGTGGGATTGGTACGGGCAGAAGTTCGCGCGCAGCCGCAGGGACGCCGAGAGAGTGATGGAGATCGCCTCCCAGGAGGACCCGGAATGGGCCTACGACAAGATGAAAGAGAAGCGGCAGCAATATAATCAGTCAAGAAAAGAGGTTGTAAAGGAGAGGGGAAGCAACCGTTGGACACCGGAGCCGCAAGATAGAAAAGTCGGGAAGCCAAACGTCAGGGTTGTACAGCCCAAGCCTCAAGAGGAAATCCAGCAGAACTTGATTGATATGGCGATGTCGATCGTCAACCGAATGAACGTCCCGACGAAGGCCCGCTTTGCCAGACTGTTTGAGCGGAGCTTCTAGGTGCGCCGCCGAGGTCAGGGCTCGGGGAATGCGCGCAAGGTCATGCGTAGAGCCGACAGAGATGAAATTATTTTACAGTTGATAGCGTTAGGCCCGTCTGCCGTTTGTGGCGCTTTGGTAAAGCACGCTGAGAGTCGTGGCTGGAAACCGGGGTGGGCGGCGCACGCCTTTAAGGAAATCTTTGGCGTCTGGCCGCGTCGGGAGGATCGCGGGGAATTGGTGCAGATCGAGGACTCGTTGATCGAGCGGTGGGTTTCTGGACGCCCGAAAAAGAAGAGGATCGCTAAGCCAGCGCCGTTGTTGGAGGCGATTGAGGTTCCAAAACCAATTAGCGCGCTCATGCAGCCAGAGGACTGGGAAGTCCAATGGAGGTAGATAGGTTTTATCTGCCGCATGGTTTAGGCTGTGCCTGCTGGGAATGCATCGGCAAGCTCCAAGCGTGGATCATCGATGCCCGAACGACTGATTTTTCCGAACAGGGAGATGAAACAGAATGCTTAACCAAGCGCCCTATAGCTGGACAATCCGACAGCTTTTGAAGCACGCCAAGGAAGGCCCGCACGCTCAAGTGAAGGGCGGGGATTATGAGCCCGCGCGCCCTTATGGAATGTTTTCGTTACGATCACGGCTGCGGCTAGCGTGGGCCGTATTTACTGGACGCGCCGATGCGTTGTTTTGGCCGTTCCAAAATCCTAAGGCGTATTGAGGAAATAAGCGCCCATGACAGAGGGCCTAATTTTCCCCAACAAGGTGAGCAAAACAAATGTTCATTACAGAGGTAGTGAAAAAGAAAAAGAGTGCGCGCGTTGCGCGATGTTCACCCGGATCAAGAAGGGTGAGCCCGGAGTTTGTGATTTAGTCGAGGGCCCAATCGAGGCGCACGATGTTTGCGACAGATTTATTGGCCGTTCCTTTGAGGCGACGTGAACAGGACACCTCGCAGAACAATGAAGATTTGGTTATCGCCGCGCTATTAGGCCGGATCGAGGTTCCCCGTTATTTTGTCGAGTTTGGAGTCGCGCCCTATGAGGGCAATTGCATTGCCCTGCACCATCAGGGCTGGCCGGGATTGTTCATGGATAAAAAGGGTGGCGCGTTCATTAGGCAGGAACACGTCACGCCAGAAAACATAAATAATTTATTTGCTAAATACTCCGTACCTGAAATCGGGGTACTATCGATCGACATCGACGGCCAGGATTATTGGGTTTGGCAGGCAATCGAACAGCGCCCGCCGTTGGTGATAATCGAGTACAACGGTTGTTTGCCGCTGGATAAAGCTCTGGTAATGCCGCGCGACGATAATTTCGTGGTAACGCCGGGGAATCAGTTCTACGGCGCGAGTCTATTAGCGATGACTAAGCTGGGCGAACAGAAAGGCTATGTGCTGGTGTACTCTAACGGAATAAATGCCTTCTTTGTCCGCAGAGAAGAGATTTTCCGCGCTTACAAAGACGCTGAGCCGGTTACGGATTTGTCAGTCCTGGCGCGCTTTGCAGAGATATAAGCGCGCTCCCGTATCCCATTAGGCTTAAACGGTGGGTTAGGCGGAGCGTCCGGCCCCTTGTGCCACATGCGGCGGATAGAAGAGATTAGCTCTTTCACAGCCCGCTCGCGGGCGATCTCCTCCCAAGACTTATCGTGTTTGCGCCTAATCATAGTCGGGCTCCTGTAGCATCTCGATTAGATCGAGTTGCAAGGCCTCATCGCTGAACAGCCCATGATCGCAGGGTAGTTGCGGCGCTGACGGACGCGATACCGATCGCCAGCGCCGCTCCGCTAGTGTTTTTTGATCTTGTGCTAACGGACTAAGGGGAAGCATCAAAACGTCTCCTCGACATCGTAACCCCGAGTTAAACCGGCGCGGGCAAAGATCGCATCCCACATCGTTTCTGCGCGGATGCGATAGTCACACCACGCCGACTCAACTCGTTGCTCGGTAAGCTCGTTTATGTCCAAATCCGAATCGGGGCAGTAAGCCGGGGCGTCGGATAGATAACGGTGGCCCTTGTGCTTGCTCCCGCCGCTGGCCGCGAGTGCGGCCTTGCGGGCATTAAGATAATCTATGGTAGGTTTGGACATGACTCTGGTGTAGTGCTCACTGCTACACTTGTCAATACCGCAGAATCATATTTTATTTTTATGGGGAAAAGTGCAGGAAAATCATATTTCAAAATTGCTGTAAAAAGTGCAGGCTTCCGGCGTTTGAAATAAAAAAGAGTCCCGGCCCGTATCAGGCGAGCGGGAAAGCCCCAGCCCTTGCGGGCTGGGGCTCCGGGCGTTCTGCCCCAAGAGGAGCAGAGGGGCGTTACGCCCTATCGGCGAGTGCTGCCTCGATTTCACTTTCCACCCATTCCCAATAGCCGTGACGTGTATCGCCATTGGCAACCGCATATTGCCAGTCCGCGACAGGGTGCGAAGGGTTTTCGCCCCAATAGTCTTTTGGTTCCCGGCTCTGACTCATAGCGGGCCCCCAAGATAGGACGCCCACAACAGCCCCGTTGCAATGAACAGCAATAGGGACGTGACTTCGATTATATCTAACATTGTGACTGCTCCTCAGTCGGCATGATTGCCGCAAACGGAGCGGGCAAGCCGCTCCGTTGACTGCAATCAGATTTTAACCGGCATACCGGAGTCGTTTAGCGCCATGCCGTCGGGGATTGCGATGCTGTGACGTTCGATTATATCGCGCCCGCATAGGATGGCGTACTTGTAATAGATCGCCCAACACAAGGCGCGGCCGTACTCTTGCGCGCCTTCTTTTGTATCGTGCCGCGTTGTATCGAGGCGAGCCCCGTCATGACGCCACGCAACCACATCGTGCTTGCGCGGGTTAGGATTAAGCGGCGGAGTCTGCGGCGGCTCCTTATGGGGATCGCCGAGTTTCAGTTGAGCAACGCGCGCCTTTGTGATTTCACGGGCAACGCGCGTTACCTCGTTTCGCAAGTTAGGATTGATAGTGTCGAAAGGTATGTCCATTTTGATTGCTCCTCTAAATGAACAAACGCCCCGCATTGGCGCGGGGCAATTAAATTTAATCTGTCGGATTGTCGGGATCGCCATAGGCGGATTCAATCTCGGTTCCGCAATGGTCGCAAACGAGCGGCGGGCCTTCGTAATGAATGTCCGCGCCCTCTAAGCGCCAATCATGCGGGGCGTCTTTCCTCTCGCTTGCCTCACTTCCGTTTTCGCCATTGGCGCATTCGGGGCAAAGAACGCCGCCATCAGTGCAAACGTAATAAATTGGATAACCGCCCGGCCAAGCATATGCTGGCAGCTTCCCGTCGTCGTTTCGGTGCAGTGTCATGTCACATTGCTCCTCTTGGTAAAGTGACAAACGCGGCGGGATTGCCGGGAATGTTACCCGACTAATCCGCGCCGCAATAAGTTGAAAACTAAGCCGCTACTTTTTCTTTAATGAGTGGCATTAACAGGCCAATCGCCTGTTCCTTCATCCGCGCGCCCGATCCAAACAACGCTGAATCGAACCGCGCTGACTCCGGCGAGTCGCCGTTTCGTGAGGAACGCTCGTGATCCACATACCGGGTAACGGCGTTAAGCGCCGTCCACACTTTGCCCGTCTCAGTCCCCTCACGAACGGTCGCCGTATAGGCGTCTTTCATGGCTTGGAACTGATTCTGCTTCCGCGTCGAAAGCTCCTCCCATTTGTCGTTCGGATTGATGTCGAGGAGCTTTTTGAAAAACCCCGACACTTCTCCGTTCACCATGGCTACCATTGCCATTGCATCGCCCATTGCCTTGAACTTCTCAAAGCTTTGAACAACGGTGCTGAGTTCCTTGGTAGCCTGAGCGGGATCAAATTTCGCATTGTGTGAAATGCGAATCTCCGGGCCGCCGTCGCCCTTACCGCGTGAACGCCCACCAACGGCCGCGCCTAGTGTGTTGTCACACACAACGCGCGTCATGGTGCCCTTAGCGACTGTGGCTTGGGTGCCGTCAAAGCTAGTCGAGGCGAGCAAATAGGCTTTGTGAGCCGATCCGCCAACCTCGATCTCGCCGTTGAACTGGGCGTTAATCCAGATTCGGCGGCCGCCGTCCAATGAACCGGCAGTGTTCATTTTGAATCGATCGTCTACCGAAACAAACTGAGTCACTGCCTCGATACAATCGCGCGGTTGCGCGATCTTGTAGGAGTTGTCGGAAACGTAGCCGATTTGAGTCAGCACGTCGTTCCGAGTCAGGTAGGACCATCCGGCGATAGCCTTGAACTCGCCGGAAGGCAGTTGCGTAAAGGCGGGAGTCCTGAAGGCTTCCCAGTCTAACCCGGCCGCCTTGATCCACTCCTCAATAGACATATCGTCGCCCATTGCGGTGCCCTCACGGTGCCAGATGTCTTTTCTGTCACCAGTGAAAGCCATGTTTGGACGCCCGTTCGTCATATCTAAATTAGCAGACATTGTGATTGCTCCTCTTGCGCTGGCAAGGCGCGTTAAATTGCCAAACGCCCCGCGTGAACGGGGCTATGAGTCAAGCTTGTATTTTTTCGTCAATAATCGTTTTCAATGTGAGATAGAGTCCAAGGGCAGTTTTGTTGCCCCATTGCGTCTCATAGCGATTGGTTCCGGGTATTTTTTTGAGCCCTAGCACGCGCGCCAGATAGACTCCGCATCGCGTATTTTCCGGCTCGTCCAAGCCTAGTTGTTCGTTCATTAGTCGGTTCATTTTCGATGCTCCTCTTGGCAAAATTGCCTAATGCCGCATTAGCGCGGCTGTAATTAAAAAATGATGATTCGGATTTGGCGCTAAGGGCTGTACCCGTTAATCAGCGCCCGACGCGGCTCGGCTTTCCGCGATTTTGGCTGGCTCTCACATAGTGGCTTGGAATCCACTAACTGGCGCTTATGCCTGAATTGCCGCGTTGTCGCCGTTTGGCTTCGATAGGGTTTTCCCCGTTCCGCTCAAATCTGAGCGGATTCACAGCGTAGCGCGCAATGCTACACTGGCAAGGGATTATATAAGGCTTTGATTTGCAATAAGGTTTTTAGCGCGCTATGCTTGGCTGACTCGGCAAAGCGCGCAATTATTTGGTAATAAGCTCAATGTCTTACGTTATAAGCGGGAGTTTTTTGACGCCTCGATTAAAGTCTGTCTTTGCGCGGCTTTCTTTGCTTTCCACCAGTCGCGAAGGCTTGCACCCTGTCCGCGCCCGCGCTGATAGCCCGCCAAGCCATTCTCAGCGTTCTGGATGGCACTTTTTTTGCGCGCTAGTTCCTGTCCTAACCACTCTAAAAACCATCGTGGCGCAATCCTATTGCCGTTCCGCCACGATCTCAATGTAACCGCAGGAACCCCATTAACCCGTCTTATCCCAATAACAGACATCGCCTCGCGGATCGCAGAACTCGCCGCTTGACGTGGCGATACAAGTTCTTGGTTCGAAAGTGGGATATGCGATAAACCCGCATCATCTCGTTGGTTTCCCTGCTCGTTCAATGGGTTAGCCATAGCCCCAAATAGCCCTTTTTAGCCCCTCTGGCAAGCCATCCAGCTTCCACTAGACGATATATCATCCGCTAGCTAGTGTTGTATTTCAATGGGTTAGCGTTGCAGAGCTGGTTCTTGTGTCATGTCTTGTGTCACTTTGCAGGGCTGGCATGGCAGGGGAAATGCCCGTGTATCAGGGGTTTCTCGCGCATGGCATGGACGCGGTGAAGGAAAGATCGGGGCCACCCCACCCTCTTCCCCCCGCACAGAAAAAATGAAACTCTTGACTGAATTGTCTACGGCACTGTACTAAATTATCTACGGAGATGATGATGGACTGGTATGATTGTTTATGTGGTTTTCGACATCCGTGGCCTGCGGGGCAGAGAGCGTGTCCCAATCGTGGATTGACGCATGAGGGGGTTTTAAGGGGAAAGATCAAGGTTGGGCGGCCCAGGGTTGAGGCGGACAGTGTGATGGGGCGGCCGTGGGAGGAGGAGGGGATTTCGCGGGCGCTATGGTTTCGTCGGCAGAAGGAACAACGTGAGAAATCTTGAGACGAGGGATTTGTTCACTGGGGAGTGGTGGGCTCCGAGTGTGAGGAGAGCCCGGGCTCATGCTGGTCCTCCTGGCTCGGGCCCTAAGGGGGAGCGGTGTGGGACTTGTAGATTTTGTGTCGCGCGCCGGAGGCAGCGGACTTATTACAAGTGTGGTTTAACCGATTGGACGTTTGGTTCTGCGACGGACATCCGCTTGAAGCATCTCGCCTGTTGGAAGTTCGAGAAGCGATCTGAACCCTGGCCTAGAACCAAATGAGTGTGATCTCAGCCGACAGCTTCGATCCTAGTACGGGGATGTGGACGTACAATTACACCATCGATAATCCCCCTGTCTTAATCACTCATTTGGATATCTTCGTTGGACAGGGGCCCGGCATCCAGCCGATCCCGGTGTTTTCCACCAAGCCTGACGGTTGGACGATGTACGGGGCCTTCTCGGGGACGATCTGTAGTCCTCCCTATAACGAGTGCGGGGGGTTCTACGAGTTCTACTCGGGTTATGGGCCTGGGAGCATCAGTCCAGGGGGCAGCGGGAGCTTCTCGTTGGTGACTTCATACGCACCTACCAACGACAATGGCGGCAATGATTTCTTCTTGTACGGATGCCAGACGTTTGCCCCCTATACCGGCTGCGGGGTTCAGGCTTATGGCAATGTCGTTGTCCCAGATGGAGCCGATTGGCTGATGTATCATCCAACAACGCCTATCCCCTCGACGCTGCCTTTATTGCTGACAGGCTTAGGGGGGCTGTTGTGGTTAGCCTCGCGCTCTCGTTCCTAACTTGCCAGACTGTGTTTTCCCCGTTTCACGTCGGCGATCCGATGACGGATTACGCCCTGAAGGTGTTAAGTGTAGACAAGGTGTTGTGGGGCAGGAGTTTGGATCATGGACACCCATGCGCTTCAGGAGCAACTCAACCGGATTTACCGGGCAACACACGACGGCACCGTGGATATCCCCACTATTGATGATGCGCTGCAACAGATCGGCGGGCTGATCGCGGCGGAGAACACCCCTGCTCCAGTCCATGAGGAAGCTGAACCAAAGGATAAGCATCACCCGGCGAAGAAAAAGCGGTAAGATTGTTTTGCCCAGTTGACAGCCAAGCGTAGCAGTGTAAGCTACACCGATTCCCGGGTCGTTCCCCATCCCCCGACAACCCCTGACTCGGGATTACACGGCGGAGTGCAGTTTCCGGATTGCACTCCGCTAGTCGGTGGCTGATGCAATTCAACAAGAATCTCAAGCTCGACATCATCCTCTCGTCCAACAAGCTGAAGTTCATGGACTGGAAGGAGATTTTCACCCATGTCGGGGAGGGGTTGATAATTGAGCTGGGGGTGTACCAGGGGCAGAGTTTTAACGAAATCTGTAGTCTCGCCCATCCCCGCAAGGTTTATGGGTTCGACTGGTTTCGAGGTTTACCGGAAGCCTGGAGAAACTATCCCACCGATGAACCCCCTATCGATCGGGAGTTGGACATGCAGGGAGTTCCTCCTTCCCGCCCCGACAATGGCGAGTTCGTCATCGGGAGGATTGAGGACACCCTTCCTGAATTTTTACTGGAGTACGATACGGCACCAGCCTTCGTCCATTTCGACATGGACATCTACTCGTCCACCAAGCACGCGTTGGAAATCTTAACCCGCTGGCTCCAGCCCGGCTCGATCCTCGTTTTTGACGAGATCGATGGCGCGGTAAGAAACATCAATCATGAGCAGAAGGCGTTCAGGGAGTGGCTCGACTCCACCGATCGGGATTTTGAGTTATTGGGCAGGCGGCACGGCGAGGCTTGGGTAGTGAGGCTGAAATGAGCCGCAAGCACGGCGGTGATGAGAATGTATTGGTCAAGCAACTCGTGACTGCACACTGCTACGGAGCCATCGTTGCCGTTGTCCGCGACGTAGAAACTGACATGGTGGTGGCAGAGGTTCCGGTTGTGATGGTCAATAAAGGCACGGAGTTTTTGGTTGGTTTTCGTTTCGAGCCGAGAGAGTTCAAATGAGCGAGTACGCTTCCAGCTTTAGGGTCGGGAACCGGCTTTGCCAGATATACGCCACGGTATCCGGCAACGCCCCCAATGGGGTTCTAAGCTCCGTGGTGGTGGTGTGGTCGCCCGATAAACCCTCCTCGCTCTCCACCTCAGAGCAGGCCCAGTACGTCAACGGCCGGGGGAGTTTCCTATCCTCCCTGTCCGCTCAGCTGCAACCGCTCTCAATACGGGTGGACTCATGAGCAAGAAGAAGAAAGTGCACAAGACTCTACCGATCAACATCCGGATCGAGCCCATCAAATGGAAGGCGATGCAGAAGGCCGCAATGGATCGCTACCAGACGGCCCCCCAGCTAGTCCGTAAACTGATCGATGAGTTCCTGAAGGATTTACGCGCCGCATGATCGCCCTGATAACCACCACCATCAACATCCCCACGGTTCTCAGCCTGTACCGGAGGCACGGGTTCGGGGTGCCGATGTTCGTTGCTGGCGACAAGAAAACCCGAGTCCAGGCAGCGGAGTATTGCTCAAGTCTGCCCGGCGTCGTCCGCTACCTGTCGCCAGACAGCCAGAGACAATGGAAATGCTCGGAACTGTTGGGTTGGAACACCATCACAAGAAGGAACATCGCCCTCCTTGAAGCCATCCGCTCAGGTGCCGATGTGATCGTCACTTGCGACGACGATAATATCCCGTTGGATCGGCTGTACTTCGCCGACTTCGACTCCCTATTTGCTGAAGATTTCTCGGGATTGAAAGTAGGAGGAAATGGAACTTGGTTCGATCCCGGGCAGTGGCAGTTTCCGCACGACGGTAAGCCGGTTGTGCAACGCGGGTTTCCGCAAGATGTATCATCTAGGGCAAAGATTGGATATGCGACGGGGGTTAAGATCGGGCTAGCGCAGGGAGTCATCCTTGGCGATCCGGACACCTCTGCTGTGGATAGGATGTCTCAGCATCCTCTCGTTCACACCGTCTCCGAGTTGTTTCACGCCGGATTTGTTGTTGGCAACGATACTTGGACTGTTTGCAACACACAGAACACTGCGGTGCTTTCAAAGTTCGCCCCAGCCTTGCTCTGCTGCCCCCAGTTCGGACGCTACGACGACATCTTCGCTTCACTGATCTGCCAGAGGATCATGAGAGAAGAGGGCTACCATGTTCATTTCGGTAAGCCTTTTGTCTGGCAGCAACGGAACCAGCACGATCTGGTGCAGGACTTGAAGGCGGAGATGTTCGGCATGGAGCACATCGTTGAACTGGCGGAGGCGCTCGACGCTATAATCTTGCCGAAGAACGAACGGATGCGCGCCGTCTACCATCTGCTGTCCCGACTGAAATGGTGGCCGCAGGGCGCAACCGAGTTGGCCGATGCGTTCATGGACGACGTTGAAACCGCCCTCCAAGAGAAGGCAGCTTAGGTGCTGAAACGGCCGATGCAGAACAGACGATCAGCCATCAAGGGCGCGTCGGGCTTTGCTTTCATGCCCGATCCCAAGCCGCCGCATAAGTATGTGGGTTACGCGGAGCTACCGCTGGCAATGCCTCGGCGGCGAGAGAAAAGAATCCATGGCGTCGAGGGGCTCAGTCAGTTCTCCTCCCAGCCGAATAAGCCCAAGCCGCCCCTGACTAGCGCCGTGCTCTGGGGATTTGAGCCGGTATCGCCGTGAGAGTCGGTATCGCCTACTCCTCAAAGGATCGCGTCGATAAGACGAAGCGGACGCTCAAGCCCCTAATCCAATCCCCAGCAGATGTATGGTGGTTCGATGGCTCGCAAAACGAAGAAGGCAAGGCGTATCAAGAAAAGTTTAGCGACAAAGTACACACCGCAGTTCGTCTTACGGGTGGATCGTGCCGCTATATTGTTTGCGCGCTTACATCCTTACTTGACTACGGAAGGGAGGACGGTGGCGCGTATGATTATATCGGACTCGTTGAAAACGATGTGATGCTCCATGACGGTTGGTTCGATAAGACGATGGCGCTCTTTGATTACGGCAAACAAGCAGGCTTGGAGGTGGGAGCGGTGTCTGCCCGCTGTTATGTGGATCGCGTTCTTGTTCAGTGTGATGGCTTTGCTGTTATGCACAATCTTGGTGCTGGCATGGTTATTTTTTCCCGCGCCGCAGCGGAAATCGTCCTCCGCTATTACCGCACCGGAATGACATCGGAGAACCGTAAGACTTTTGCCATGCTCTCAGGGGTGGATATCGGGCCGTATTGGGCCTTCAGGGGCTCGGATCACATGCTTGTTGCCGACTGGCAGTACGATCGGATGCTCGCCCAGCACGGTTTATGCAGCCTCGCCCTTACGCCCGCCAAAGCCTCCCAACTTGAGAACATCAAGAGTATGGGTTTGGAGATGGCAAAGAAGGAAGTGAAGGAACGCCGCGATAAGGCGGCGCTGGCTCGGTACACCGAGAGTCTCGCTGCGATACGTAAGGGCAGGGTGGAAACGCCCACTACCCCGGGGATGCGGCTGTTTCACAGCGGGACGTGGACAATCTTCCCGCACCAGATCAGAGGGCTCGGCGGGACGTACTCTGGCCATTGGCGATTCAAATGGGCGCTCGGTTATGGGTGCTTTGCCTGGAAGTCCGGGGCGAATTGCGTCGATCACGGGCCGGAAGGTTTCGAGATGTGGACAGCCCCTCCGATCGTGGACATGCCGATTTCCGGCCCGGTCGATGTCTTGGTCTCTGGCGGCGAGGCGGGCGGGCAAGTTCGCGTCGAGGATGAGGACTCCAATTTTTCTTGCGAGCCTGTAGCGAAGCCTGAAGGCGAGGCTGGGATACTGAACATCTCAGTCCCCGGTTCAGTCGCCTACCGTAATGTCAGGGTTACAGCGTTAACCCCCGGAGTGATCTTCTACGGCATCCGTACCCGGGAGCCGCAGCCCTATCTACCGCACATCAAGTTTGATTCGACGTTTCTTCCACCGCTGTAGGAGACGATTGGATGGGGAAGCGTGAATTAATCGACATTGCCGCCGAAGTCAGGGGCGAAACTGAGAAGGCGTGGCGGCTACACGACGGCACCAAGACTGAATGGGTGCCTAAGTCTCAGGTCGAGCAAAATAGCGATGGCACTTTCACGATGCCGCTATGGCTGGCGAAGGATAAAGGGTTTGTCTGATGGGGCCAGTTGACTTTAGCGGTGTCTATTATCTGGCGTTCATCGGAATGGTCGCTATCGTCGTGTCCGTGATAGCCGCCGCCATCGGATTGCCGCTCTGCATTTGGTGGCTTGTTCACCATATCCAGTTCGTTTAGCAGGAGCCGCCGTGGACCGACAAGTAGTCATTCTGCAACTTGTGTCGGCCTACGAAGAATATATAGGGCTGCTTACTGATAGGGAGCGATTTTTGGCATCATGGAGGCCATGGATGTTTTGGAAAGCATTCAACGCGATCTTCGAGATAATCGCTAAACTCGTTCGCAAGCGTGAACGAGAATAAGGAGCGTCGGTGAAAACCAAGTTGTTCAAGGTCGGAGACTATCTATCGACGGTGGATGATTACCGCGCTTATGCGGAAGAATTAACCGCCGAGATCAACAGGCTTCGTGCCTACTTGCTGCGTATCGCAGATGACCGCCACAGTAGTTGGTCGGAGCTAACAGATTTGGCCAAGAAAGCACTAGCAGAATAGGAGCCGTCTTGGAACATCGCCTGAAAACTTGGCCGGTCTATTGGGACGCCGTTGAGTCTGGCGCGAAAAACTTTGAAGTTCGGCGCGATGACCGGGGCTTTCAAAAGGGCGACATTCTAATCTTGCACAAATTCAATCCGCAAAACGGACTTTACGAGTTGGACTATGCCAAGGGTTGCGGCGCGCCGAAGGCATTGCGTCGCCGTGTGACTTGGATACTGACGGGCGGGCAGCTCGGAGTTGAGCCGGGATATGTCGTAATGGGTCTGGCCGATGATTGTTCGCAATAACAACTGACAGCAAGGAGCGCCATCTTGGCTTATTATTGGCTGCTGACAGGGGAGCGAGTGACACCGCTATGGTTCTGGGAAGAAACAATGCAGCCCATCGCCCATCTGTTCGTAATCTGGAAATAGATAGAGGAGCCGCCATGTCTGACATTCACGGCACTCGCGAGGAAATCGTCAAGCTGTGCTTTGAACAAAATGACGAAATCTGTCGCCTGCAAGACCTTCTGGCATGGAACGGGATTGATCCGCGCGCCGTAATCGAGTCATCAAAGGGCGCTTTCGCCCGCATCCGTTGCCGCGAGAAGGCATTAGAGAAATAGGAGGCAAATCTTGAGCCGATCTGGCTACACTGATGACTGTTGGGGATGGGATTTGATCCGCTGGCGCGGCGCTGTCGCCGCTGGCATCAACAGCAAACGCGGTCAAGCGTTCCTTCTGGAAATGTGGCACACCATGAATGAGCTACCGGAACGCAAGCTCATAGCCCATGATTTGGAGCAAGACGACGGTGCCGTTTGTGCTATCGGTTCGGTCGGGAAAGCTCGCGGGATTGATATGAGTAAAATCGACCCCGAAGATAGAGAGGCGGTGGCTAAGGCGTTTGGAATTTCTGAGGCGCTTGCCGCAGAGATTATGTTCCAGAACGATGAGCAGCCTGATGTTACCCGCTTTGCCTATATGAAACTGTGGATCGAGCAAAATCTTCGCCCGATATTTGATCGCGAAACCGATTAGCAGCAAGGAGGGTATTTTGTCATGACACTCGGCACCGATCGCGTGCAGCTATCGTTCAACCCGTCGGCCAACACCGACGTCAACGACATCAAACAGCGGGCGGCGGATTGCATCGATTGGTGCAACAATGCCCGTGAAACAACGCTGGCAAACGGTTTGGACGGAGCACAGGAACGCGCGCGCTTGCTGGCGCTGGCCATGACCGCGTTCGAGGAAGCCGCGATGTGGGCGGTCAAAGCGGTGACATGACAGAGCGACGGTATCTCCCCACTATTGCTGAGTTGATTGATCGGCTTTCCATCTGCCTGATGAAATCGATCTTTATTGATCGCGAGGCGTACCGGGCCGAGATGAAGCTGATTGTGGAGGATATTGCCAGTCTTATTGACGATCCCGCCAGCATGTACCCTAGATCATCGATGATTTATCCCATTTTGGTGTTGATGCTTTCTAACCGAGAAATCTGGTTGAACGAGGGGGTAATTCGAAAGGGATACGATGATCCGCTGGGGTGGGCACCGGAGGTGGTAGCCGATAAATTACGGTTTACCCATAGCATCAACGGCGTTCGTACTCGTGCCAAAAATGAAATCTCCAAGATATTTGGTGAGCGAGTCGATCAAAAGGTTGATTGCCTTGCCGCCGATCTTCCAACTGAGTTTGGAAACTGGGCTGTTTTTGATGAACGGTGACTGGCGCGCGGTTGTTCTGATAACCGAAGAGGAGATGTGGCAGCTTCATCAGGACAAGCCGAATCAGAAAGGTGTGCCTAAGTTCTACTGTGTGACTAGAAACGGCGGAGTACAGTTTTTTCCCGCAATTGATCCGTCGAAATGCAAACTAATGTGCGCGGAGGGGGTGTTATGAGAGCACTGGTTACAGGTGGTTGTGGATTCGTAGGCAGAAGGTTCGTCAATCGGCTGCTTAATGACGGCTACGATGTGGTGGTGGTGGATAATCTTACCACCGGGAAGCCGCTAGACGACTGGATGCACAAGCCGACGAAGAAGTTCGATCTGCACTACATGGATGTGCGGGACTTCTTTCACGCCTTTACGTCGGCAAGTTTCGATTTAGTGGTTCACCTCGCCGCTGTTGTCGGCGGCAGGCTCAATATCGAGAACGATCCGCTGGCGGTTGCCACCGATCTCTCAATCGATGCCGAGATGTTCAACTGGGCAGCGCGTGGGAAATTGCCGCCCAAGGTGATTTATTTCTCCTCCCCCGCCGCCTATCCAAACTCCTATCAGACTCGCACGACTCCGGAGCTTCGATTGAGGGAAATTGATTTGGATTTTGGTGATGAGGCCCGGATGATTGAGCTTCCCGACATGACTTACGGTTGGGCGAAACTAACCGGGGAGTATCTGGCGAAGTTCGCGCACGAACAATACGGCCTCGACGTGCGGATTTACCGTCCGTTTGGGGGTTATGGGGAGGATCAGCACCCGTCTTATCCAGTTCCCGCCATCGTCAAACGGGTAGTCGATAAGGAAAATCCGATCACAGTGTGGGGCTCGGGAGATCAGCAGCGGGATTTCATCTGGATAGACGACGTGGTGAGCGCCGTCATGAAAACAATGGATGTCGAGGAGCTATCCGGCAAGCCTCTCAATCTCGGGACTGGCCGCGCCACGTCGTTTCGGCAGTTAGCGCAGATCGCGTGCAACATAGTCGGACACGATGCGGTAATTGGGAACGATCCAACGAAGCCTGAGGGCGTTTTCTCGCGAGTGGCAGATACAACCCTGATGTCAGGATACTTCACGCCGGTAGTCACGCTGGAAGAGGGACTAAAGATAGTATCATGGGCGATCGCACAACAGCGATAAGGTTTTTTAACCAAGGCGTAGAGACGATAAACGACAAGTCGAAGCCGTCGAATCCCACCACGGCTTTCCAACTCTTTGCCAGTGCTTGTGAGATGGACCCGCTATGGGCGCATGGTTGGTTCCAGTACGCAGCTAATATCGGCGGTCTGTCGGAGAATCCAGACTTTCCCGTAGAGCATCGCCGCAACTGGCTCCGCGCTGCCGTTTCCGCTTACCGTCGTGCGCTTCAGCAGGAGCAGCCCGACAAGGAAGAGTTGGTAAAGTGCTACAGCGACATGGGCTGGCGGCTGTTTACGCTCGGGTACTTTGATGAAGCCGATGAAGTCCTGAGGAAAGCAATAGAACTCGATCCGGCATGTCACCACGCATGGGTCAATCTCGCTCAGGTCCACGGTCTCCGCTCGCAAAATGAGGAAGCGGTAAGGTGCGCGAGGAGGGCTTACGACATCAAACCGGATGAGTTGGTTAATCGGGCCGCTTTATCTTTTGCCCTTCTCTTCAACAGGAACTTCAAAGAGGGCTTCCGGCACTTTGAATGTCGCTTCGAGTGGCGACTCCACCAGTACCTCGCCTACCCCTACCCTAAATGGGAGGGGGAGGACGACAAGGTGGTGTTTCTCGTCGCCGATCAGGGGCTCGGGGACACGCTCTCGTTCGCCCGCTTTGTAGAAATGGCGGCGAAGAAGGCAAAATACCTTCACGTCTACATCCAACCCGAGTTGATGCGGCTATTCATGCACGCCTTTATTGGCATCAAGAACCTCAATTTCCTGCCCCAAGGCAGTACGTTCCCGCAGGCGGATGTGTGGACTACGTTTGTAAGCCTGCCGTTTGCGCTGGGGCTCTCGGATGAGCAAATCCGCAGGACGAAACAGATTACGCCGCCTATTTTTCATCTGCCGAATACGTGGATGTATCCCGATCAGAAGCTTCATATCGGGGTGGCGTGGAAGGGCTCAAAGCTGAACGACATCGACAGCCACCGCACTATCCCGGTGCAGCACTTTTTGGAGCTATACCGGGTTCCGGGCATCCAGCTTTACTCCCTGCAAGTCGGGGAGGGGGAGAACGACGCCAATCTCATTGGCGCAGGGGCGATGATTAAGCCCCTGAGCCCATACATCCGAGATGTCTGTGACACGGTAGCCCTGTTGCAGAACCTAGACTTGGTAATCGGGTGTGAAAGCGCCTTGGGCCACATCTGTTCCATGGTGGGCAAGGAATTTTGGATGCCCTACGCCTACATGGCTCCGGACTACCGGGTGGGCCACGACGGCAAGGATGTCATCTGGGCCCCAAAGCACCGGATTTACAAGCAGGGGGAGGATTGCCGGTGGGAGCCGGTGTTTGAGAACATGATTGGCGACCTGGAAATGCGGCTGGAGGCCAGGAAGAGGAAGCGCGCATGACGTTTGCAATGGTGGTTATCGCTTTTGTGCTTGGCGTTTGGGTGGGCGCTGGTTGGTTTGCCCATGAGAATCGAAAATGGAAGCGGATGTACGAAAAACTTTATCAAGCCACCAGTCGTATCGTTGCCTTGGTTAACAAGGCCGTACAGAAATGACGGACGAGGAATATCCATGATCGATCTTCGAGAGATACCAATATTTACCAGCGATGATGGAGGTCCGTTTACCGATGAGATGGTGCGGCACTATTTGACTGTGGTTAAGACACAGCACGGGATCACCAAGTATGCCGAAGCCATGGCGCAAGTGTTGGCGGCAGCAGCTATCGCCTCGCATAAATCTGTCGGCGACTATCCTCTCGATGCGCTGGATAAGTGGCTGAAGGTAATCAAAACGAGAGCGAGGGAGTTGATCCAGCAGGACATGAATCAGGCTCAAAAGAAGCTGGAGGCACCGACGATCGATGACTGATGAGGAGTTCTTCGCCACGCACAAGGATCGCAATTACCGCATCCGAGAGCCTGTGAAGATTTTAACCAAGACCAAGCAGCGCGCGATGGTTTACTCGGAGGAGCTTGAGGCGGAGTTCCTGTCGCTCGGGCCGCACAAGCGGGATCGCAGACGTATAATTGTCTGGCGCGTTCCACCGGGAAACCCTTGGTACGATCCGCGCAAGCCGCTTTTGATGCCTATACCGTTTCTGTTGTTTGGCGATGAGACGGTGGAGGATAATGACGAAGTGCTGCGACCGATAATGGCTGAGATAATGAACAACCCGGAGAACGTCCGTGGCTAGCTGGTCTCAAAATGTCTACTCCTCGATGGCGCAGGACATCGGTTACGATTCCGATAGCGAGGAAATGACTGTGACGTGGAACTCGGGGCGGGTGAGTGTCTACTCCGGTGTGTCTGAGGATGTGGCTCGGAGCGTTGCCAATGCCGCGTCGGTAGGAGAAGCAATCAACATGCAGATCAAGGGCAAGTATCAACACAGGTATGTGGGATGAATGACGGTCTAGGTAAGCCGTTGCCGTATTATTCTCCGGTTACGTGGCGGTGCGAAAAGTGTGGACGCATTGTTGCAAAAGGTTATCAAAGGCATGAAGCGGATGCTTTAATTGTGTCAACGCATTCAATCTTTTCAACTCTGTGTGGGTGCAATGAGCAAAGCGTCTGATGCCTTTACTGAGATGGCGGCGGACATCGAGCGTAATCCCGGTAAGTTTGGCGGTGCGTTTGTGTTTTTTCCGCCCACTCAAGGGGGCGATCCGGTTGGCCGTCTGGTTGTGTCCAAGTCTGACGACGCTAGCGCAGCAGTGTTTTTCTGGAATGCGGTGCAAACTGAGTTGAAGGTAGCGATGGATAAGCTACAGGAGAAGGAACGGCAGGCACAGGCGTTTGGAGGGAGGAGATAATGCTAGCTAGAACTTCGTTTCGCGATCGGTTGGTGGCTTGGCTCGAAACCAAAGAGCCTGAAGGCAAGTACGATTGGGAAACATCATGGACTAATTGCATGTACGGCGAGTTCTGTCGCGAAACCCACGCCGAAAAGTCTTGCGGCGGCGGTATGCCAGTTGAGTTGTCGTACCCGGGCTACTCAGAACGCATTGCCGTCGCCTCAACCAAACCCTGGACTTACGGGGCGGCGCTGAAGCGCGCTAGGGAGTTGCCGTTATGACAGAGAGGCAATTTTATTTGAAGCTAGCTAGGGACCTTGATGCGCTGACTGGCCTGATCCGCGCCGAAAGGATGCAGTTGCGCGGCCTAAAGGTGCAGACTTCCAGCGAGCATGTGCAGCAGCGGGACGATGACGTAAAATAGGACGATCGCGACAACCGCGATCAGTAACAGCACCTCGACTACTTGCTTGATCCAGGCATCCATCGGGATCAGGCCGATAATCTGCCGGATTGCCCACAGGATGAAGCCAGCTACAATCAGCGCAATGACTATTTGAATGATGGTGTTCATACTGTCATAACGATAAAGTAATACCGTGGGTTCCATGGCTCAAAAGCCGAAGGAAAAGAAGAAGAGAGGCAAACCCGTCAGGGTTTTTTTGGTAATTAGAGTTGGACTCTGTGAGGAAGTCTACGAACTGAAGCACAACAAAACGGTGAGGATCATGACGACTTTGAATGTTGGCCACCAAGACAAGATGACTATTGTCTATCTCGATCAGAACGGCAATCCGATGCAGTCCCCGGTGACGCCGGATGCCCCGCCGTCGTGGAGCAACTCACCGAATCCTCCCGATTGCGATACCTTCGTGGTGGCGTCTGATGGCAACTCCGCCATCTTGACGGCTGTCGCCGAAGGGTCCGACACGGTAAACCTCTCAGTGACGGTGAACGGCAAAACATTTGCCGCAGTCGATATGATTACCATCGTCGCGGCCCCGCAAGTGCTGACTTCGGTATCGATCGCTGATAACGTCACCTAGTGTCTGGTTGGTCTAAGCAGAAGCGGCAAACGGCTGAGAAGGCGTTCTACGCCTTCCTCAGCCGTTGTTATATCAACTCCAAGGACTACGGGCGGGTATGTCTTGGCGAGAGCCTCTATTGGGGCCAACGCTATGCCATTACCGAGATTTTCAACGCCCTAGAGAACGATATCCACGACATCTACATCCTCAAGTCGCGGCAGTTGGGCATCAGCACCCTTGTCCGCGCCTTGATGATTTTCTTTGAGGGGATGTTCCCCGGGCTCAAGGGAGCTATTGTTTTTGACACAGATCAGAACAAGCAGGAGTCCCGCGCCGAACTGGAGGTAATGATAAATGACTTACCGAAAAGCCTCAGGTTCCCGAAGATCAAAACGAACAACCGTGTTGGGCTCACGCTCTACAATGAGAGCAAAGTCCTTTTTATGTCAGCGGGTGTTAGAAAATCTAAGAGTTCTGGAACACTGGGGCGTTCTGTCGGTCTTGCGCTTGCCACTCTATCCGAACTCTGTTCTTACGATAACGATGAAGGATTGGAGGCCTTTGAACAGAGCTTATCGGATGCTAACCCAGACAGACTCTACATTAGAGAAAGCACTGCGCGCGGGTATAACCATTGGTGGGAAATGTGGGAGGAAGCCCGCCGCGATCCGCTCCACCGCAAGTGCATCTTCCTCGGCTGGTGGAGTAAGGAGAGCCAAAGGATAACGTGTGATGCCATCGATTTTGATATGTATGGCAAAGCGCCGCCGACGAGTCGCGAAATCGATAAGATTCAATCGGTAAAGAAGTTCTACGGCTATGATGTCGATGTTGAACAGCTTGCTTGGATTCGTCGCAAGATGGACCCAACTGCGGACGCCGGTGAAGATTCAGGACCGGACTATGAAGGTTCTCCAATACGCATCCAAGAGCAACCCTGGACTGAATCGGAGGCGTTCCAGCAAACGGGATCGGTATTTTTCCCGCAAGAGAAGCTTACCGAACTAACGCGCGAGCACGTCTCCAATAAGTACAAGGGCTATATGTTTTGGGCGGGTGCCGAGTTCACCGACATGCGTGTGTACCCGGCTGAGAACATGCGGATGACGGAGTTGAAAGTCTGGGAGGAGCCCGATCCGGACGGCAGCTATGTCATGGCGGTTGATCCGGCCTTTGGGGAGAACGAGGAAAATGATCGATCGTCAATCCAAATACTACGTTGCTACGCGGATGGCGTGGATCAGGTTGCGGAGTACGCTTGGCCGCTGGTTACAACGTATCAGTTGGCATGGGTTGTTGCTTCTCTGCTCGGATGGTACGGGCAGGCCCGCGCGGAGGTGCGATACATACTTGAACTCAATGGCCCGGGTACGGCGGTTTTTAACGAACTCAAAAACCTGAGGATGAAGATCGATGCCGCGCGACACCAACCGATCGTCCAAGACAAAGGACTTGCTGACATCTTCAGGAATGTTCGCACTTATATCTATACTCGGCCTGACTCTATGGGGGCTGGGTATAATTGGCACTGGGTCACTAACATCGGCCGCAAAGTTACAGTTATGGAGCGGCTTAGGGATTTTGTGGCTAACAATAAATTGCATGTACGCTCTCTTGCGGCGATTGACGAAATGAAAACCATCGCCCGAGAAGGCGATTCGATCAAAGCGCCTGGGAAGATGAAGGACGATCGGGTGTTCGCCCTAGCTCTTGCCGTCCACTACTGGGAAGCCAAGATCATGCAGGGCTTGATCGCCCAGAAGAAAACCCGGGAGGCGGAGGCGGCAAGGCGGCAATTGAGCATCGTGGATCAGGTTCAATTGTTCAATCAGAACCACCTAGAGGACTTTTTCAAAACCAAGAAAGTGGGTAGACTGAACCTTCAAGCCCAGATGATGAGGAATAACTGGCGATATGGCGGGCGGAGGTACTAAGACCCGGGTTAAAATCCGCTGCCATGAGTGCGGCAATAAGTTCTATCACCCCAATGCCTACCCGGAAGCCTGTCCGCTATGCGGCGTCGAGTTTGAGGCTGATCCCGGGGATGTCATCCGCCTCCCCGCGTTACACGGGGCTACCGCAGCCACGCCCGATAAGGTTTTCCGAGAAATGGAAGCGAAAAGCATCGAGCGCGCCGAAACGGCGGCCTCGATGGCGGGTGTACCCGTTTCTGAGATGTCGCATCTAAAGATCACCGATCTCCGCGACAATGTGCAGCCCGGGGAGACTTACTACAAACCTCCCACGGTCGCCCGGGAGATGCGTGGCCTTGGCGGCTTCCAGGCGAACGGCGCAGACTATGCCGCAGCCGCCCATACGGGGTACGCTCCCCATGCGGGGGCGAAAGCCTTGGGCCAAATCCAGAAAGTTAACGGTCGCGGATGAGCATCCCCGGGGGCATCCCCACCGATCCGATTAAGCTCCTCGATAAAGCCAACGAATGGGTGGAAGCCTGCCGCGCCTCTCAGGGGATGCGCGCGGCCTATTACCGGACGATGAACGCGCTTGCCGAGACGGGAAGGTACGACGGCACCAAGTCTCTCTTGAACATGCTGCACAAGTCGCTGGATGAGACCGCCGCCCACCTCTTCTCTCCGGTGGAACTCAAGTTCAGCATGGATTTCGAGAAGCCGTATCCGAAGCAGATTTACCAAAGGGGCGCGGAAGCTGCGAAGGGGGTGACGCGGATTTGGGAGCGGAACTCCACCGATATTGCATTTGCCCGGGGGGTTTTCGAGTCGCTCAAATACGGTTGCGTTCTTCAAAAGCAGTGGCCCGAAATGGAAGGGCATGGCGAGGATGAGCATCCCGTCTACAGGGATGCTTTGGTAATGCCGTGGAATTTCGGAGTGTACCGGGAGGACAAGGTAAAGATCGATGAGCAGGAAATCCTCTGCGAGACATCAAATCTTACAGGACCGGAGATTTGGAAGAGGATTTGGAAACTGCCGAAGGCGGAGCAGCTTTACACCAAGATTATGACCAACGCCCGAAAGGGTCAGGCGAGCGGGGAGCCGTCGAGCTTTTTCCATCAAGTCTTATCAACCTCGCAAATTAACACTGGGATACAGAGCATGATATCGCCGGTTCCCGGTGGCATCGTGCAGATGAACAATGATCCAAATTACTCGCTGATGGGGCCGGTAATCGCCGTCGATCAAGTGCGGTTCCATGAACTCTGGGTGAAGGGCGACAAAGGCGATTACGTTACAATCCAGTTGATCGAGCCGGATATTTTGGTGACGCCGTACAGTGATGGGAGGATTATTTTCAAGCAAGAGAACCTATTGTCGGGGAAATCCGGGGCGGCGCTTCAGCCGTTTAGAAAGATACAGCCCAACGAAACTGAGGGATGGTTCTGGGGGCGATCGGAGTTGGTTGATCTGATCGAGCCGCAGGCGCTTCTGTCGATGTGGTGCGATGACCTGAAGCGCATGTACGGGATGCAAGTCGATAAGCTGATTTTCTTCGCTGGTGACAACACTATCACCGATGAACTCTACGGCCAGTGGCGCGCGGCCGGGTTTGGGAATCTCGGTCCCGGTGCCCAAGTCAACGATCTGACACCGCAGCTTCCTGCTGAAGCCCTGCCACTGCTCAAATGGATACAGGAGCAAATCAACATCATCAGGGGCTTCCCTCCGATCATGCAGGGCATGGGTGAACAGGGTGTGCGAGCTGGCTCGCACGCGAACATGCTGATGAAAACCGCCTCTCCGACACTGCGTGATCGCGCCCTGATCGTGGAACGAAACTGCGCGGAGTGCGCGGACCTTACAGCGTCCTTGCGCGAGTTGAAGGAAGAAAGGTTTTATTGGACGGAAGGTGACGACATCAAGAAGATCGAGGAATCCAGCTTTTTGCTCACCGATTTGCCGCCTGACTGGAGGATTACGGTAGATAGCCACTCCTCCTCGCCGATCTTCTCCGACGAGAACACGCAACTGGTGTTCGCGGCACAGCAACGCGGCGTCGTTGATGAAGAGTATGTGATCGATAATACGCCGCTGCCGAACAAGGAAATCGCCAAGATTTCCGCGCGCGAGGCGAAGAAGCAAAAGGCGGAGACTATCAAACAACTTATGCAGACGGACCCGGAAGGCGCGCGGAAGGTTCTGGAGAAATCGCTTACTGGCGGCAAACACAGGTGATTTATGCCATCCGCCATGGATCAGGCACAGCAGCAGCAAATCCACAATTTCAGGATGCTGCGCGGGCTTGCTGGCGCGGGGTTTTACGGTAATCGTGACGCGGCGCACGGAGAGATGCAGTTCTCACCCCAGGAGATGTCCTTATACAATCGGCATTTGGACAATCTTTATGGTAGCGGTGGCGTGACTAATCCTGATGGTAGCCGGTCTACTCTTTATCAGATTACAACGGAAATAGAGGGCAAGAATTATGTAATCCCCACTGTTTGGGAGGGGAAAATATTAACAGCCGATGAAGCGATTGCTCGCGCTAAGGAAGAGGGTTTGGATACTTTCCCGTCCTATCCGACAGGGGAGGAGGCGGAAGCGCGCTATCAGAAGATGCACGATTTTATGGAAAAAGATACCCAGAGGTATTTTTCTATTACTGGCGGAAAGCACCGTTAAATGGCGTCATGACTGCCGGGCCTTGCTGTCTAGTCCGCATGTAAGAGGCAATAGCCGGATCGGATCGTCCCGCTTGTTCTGCCATGATCTGGGTGCGGGTTTGGTGCAGCCCACGCTCGACGCCAGCAAGTTTCGACTGTTCCAAGTCCTCAAACATGACGCCATGGATGCTGGAGCGGGCGATAATTGCGTGCTGCCCATAGTCGTCAAGGCACTCGAAAGTCTTTCCGTCGAACGAGGTCAGGGTGGCGCAGTTGTAGTTTGTTCGCGCGCTATCGAAAGCCTCCTGGGTCTTGAACAGCAAGGTCCAAGCTACTGGCGAACTCCCGAACACGATTGTCATTGAGAACATTTCAGCCTCGTTGCTGTTTGGCCCACTCTAGGAACTCGTCTTTGGGGAAGAGCCTGCGCTTCGCTGCGGGACGAACTATCGGCGGGCGATTCTTTTTGTTGCGGCGAAGATAATCGCGGAGAGTTTCTGGATGAATCCGCAGAATGCTTGCGGCCTCTTTGAGCGTCAAGAAACCGCTTCCCGCGTTCCCGTTGTCCGCCATCGTTGCCTAACTGCTTTTTACCGTAAAGTGCTGCACGTTACTTACGTTCCTTTCATGGTTTTTGTCAACGGCATGGCGGATACTCCGCGAGTTGTGACTCAACCAGCGGGTCGGCTCACTCGCCCGCGTGAAGGAGTGAAAGATGCAGACGCTTCGTTTCAGGCGCGGCCGCAAACATCGTCGGCGCTAGAGAATAAACGGCGGGTCCATGCGCGATGGCTGGGCCCGCCGTTCTCTTGAGTTAGGGAAATGCCAGTTTCACCTGTGACACCCCAAACTGCTGCCCCCGCCGCAAGGCCGGGGCAGACTCCTTCTCCTCAAGGGCAAGCGCCCATGGGGCAATCGAGTGCGACTCAGCCGACATCTAATCGCGGCTCGCAAGCTGGGGCGTTGCAGAAGATAGGTCTCGCAGTGCAGCAGCTTCAGGAGGCGAGCGCCATGGTCGGCGCGGCATCCGAAATGGGCATGAAGATTGCTGACGTTCTCAAGTCGCTGTCGAAGCTCTCCCCGGCCGGTTCCACCTCACCCGCTGGCGAGCGCAATGCGCTTCAGAACGCGATGCTGAACAACGCCCAGAACAACAAGGCCATGCAGGCGATGCGGGCGCAAGCCCAACAAGGCGGCGGGGCCAAACAACCGGGGATGGCAGCGTGAAAAACGTCAACATCTTTGAAGTCAAGGATCACAACGATCCCGCCTACGTCGGGCAAGTCCCAGTTATTTCCGTTCCGGAGGATGTCAACAAGCGCGTCCAGACTGGGAACAATGACGAGATCGGCTACCCGTATCCGCACGGCGTAAGAAACGCGCCGAACGCGGATGTGCGGTTGGGGCTCACAGGAGATAAAAAATGAGCAATCTGAACATCTTCCAGAACAATGCCAAATCCATCCCGGAGAGCGATGAGCAGATCGTTCGGGTAGCCTTGGATCAGGCGGACATCGGCGGGCGCAAGAGCCATCTCCCCGCAACCCACATTTCCGAGAAGCTCCCGCTGTCGCACGTTCCGAACGCGGGTAGCAATATTGGGGGAGCCAAGTAAATGCCGAAGCTCATTGAGGTCGATGAGGAGCAGTGGAACTTGCTTCAAAACCGCGACAAGGTTTTGCGGCATATCGCTAGTGTTCCGGCCGCAGCACGATTGATGGAGCAAGCGCATAAGACGGCGCAGCCCACCGTTTCCACACCCCTTGCAGACGCCGACAAAGCGGCAAATGAGCCCCTCATGGCTCTCCGCAAGGAGTTTGAGGACTACAAAAAGGGAGTCGAAGATGAAAGGGCGAAAGACCAAGAGGAAAGGTCGAAGGGGTTACTGAAAACCAAGTGGGAAGCCGGGCAGAAGATGATGCTCGACAACGGCTATACCCCGGAAGGAATCAAGAAAATCGAGGACGAAATCATGATTCCGAAGGGTCTCACTGACCACAAGGATGCGATGAGGCTGTGGGAACTCGACCACCCGCCCGCACCGCTAGCCACGCCCGGAACCGGGCCGTGGAACTTCCTTGAACAACCAAAAGACAAGCCGGATGAGAGCATCAAGACTCTCATCGAGTCCCGGGGTGCGAACGAAATGGTGGCGGATCGCATGGCGCGCGAGGCGCTGTCGGAATTTCGTCAGCAAGTAGCCCAAGCAAGCGGGCGGCGCTAAAGGAGACTGAATTATGCCTCTTCCCGGTATTGGCGTAGCACCCCCGGCCGGTGGCCTTTACAACGAGTTGGCAGCGGTCAACCGGCGCGCGTTTGTCCCCCGGCTGTTCGTCCAAATCTATTTCGGCTCACCGTCGCTGTACTACATGATTGGCAATGCCCAGCGTGCAGCCGGTGGCTTGAACCAAATCACCATCCCCGCCCAAGGGCAGAGCATGGTGCAGGGGCAATGGACAGGCTATGGCGGCGGGTTCAACTCGCCAGTCATAACACCCGGGATACAGAATCTTCAGTTCAACCTCGCCTACTGGGTGGTCCCCGTCCCCCTCCCATTTGGTGAGACCATCATCCAAGCCACCGATCGGGAAATTTCTCTATTGAAGGCGCGGATGAACGACGTGTTCGCCATTACTCGGCAGAACATGGCAACCCTGCTCTACACCAACAACACTGCGAATCCGCTTCAGCCGGATAGCTTCCTGAACGCCTTCGACAACGGAACCAATTTCCCGACTTACGGCGGCATCAATCGGCTCGCCCAAGGGAACTCGGCGTTCCAAGGTCAGCTTATCAATATGGCGACCGGCTCCTACTCGACGGCGACCGTATCCACGCTCGGGTTCAACCGTTCGACCATGGCGACCTTCATCGCTCAGGTCACGGACGCGGCCGGTGGCGAAGCGCCAACCTTCGTCGTTATGGCTCCCGGCGATTACGCCACTCTGAACAACGCCTTCATCGGAATCGAGCAGATCAACCCGGTGGTGGGCAATCCCTACAACATGGACACTCAGGTTCGTTCCAGCTTCCCGAACCTTGTGGTTTCTGGGGTGCCGGTCTTTAACGACCATTTCTGTCCGAAGGGTCAGATATTTGCAGTCAACTGCAAGTACACGGCCATGTATATGTCGGAGGACGCCGCGTTCGATTTCTCGGGCTTCTACTCGCTCGTTCCGCTCGGGCAAATTGGGCAACAGGGCGTTACGGTCGTCGGATACGAGGTCTGTACCGGAAAGCCCTCCGCCAACGCGACGACGACGGGCACTATCGGCGGCGCACAGTTCTAACGGGAGACACAAATGCCTGCACCTCTTTCCGGCCCCGGTATTGGTCTTGCGTTTCCGCAGAACCTTTATCCATCGGAACTCAGTAACGCGCCGTATGACGCCTCCTCTAACCGGCAGTGTTTGGCTCCGGGTGAAAGCATCGTCCTGCCAGCGGGCGACTGGTACGTTACGATGGGCTTCTACTGCGTCATCCAGCACCTCGATCCGGTGACGAACACCTGGGTTCTGGGTCAGGGCGGTAGTTACGAGCGCGGCATGGCGTTCGTCAAATCTGACGGCTTCAATGCCCGCGTTGCCAATCTCACCGGCTGTCCGGTCGGCGGCACCGTCGTTCAGTACGGCAGCGGTTGGGTTCAGTCGTCCACGACGATTACGGTAACGGGCGGCGGCGGCTCTACGTGGCTCCCGATCGTCGGTGGGCAGTTGACCACCAGCCCGTCCACGATCGTTACGGCGAACGCTGGTGCGGGCTATGGCGTTGCACCTCTCGTGTTCATCCCTCCGCCTCCCCCGGCGTCGAACAACGCCAACGGTGTTGGCGGCGTCCAGGCGCACGGTTTTGCGTCCATCACCAATGGCACGATTTCGAGCTTCAGCTTCACCAATCCGGGCGCTGGTTATCCAACCATCCCGAAAGCGGTTGTCGTTCCCTCCCCGTTCGATCCGAACCTTTCTACGGGCATTACGGCGGGCACGATTACCTTCAGCATCGTCGGCTCCGGGTCTATCTGCGCCATCCTCTGCACCAACTCCGGTGCGCCGATCGCCAACCCGGCCAATATCACCTTGGGATTGAGCGGGGTTGGCTCTCAGGCCACGATTGCGCCGTTCATGATGCAGACGACTACGACGGTATCCTTGGCCGGTACGGGAACCGGCTGGGGCACGTTGGGCGCTCTGATTACCACCGTGGGCGGCAATCCCTCGACCGGCACGATCACGACCTCGCCGGAGTTCAACCACACCTATTGGATACCGCGTCCGTTACAGGCTCTTGGCGCGAACACCGTGGGCTTGGGAACGATCGCGGCGCAGACTGCCACCATCATCGACGGCGGCCTGTTCCTTGGCACGCCCACGGCGATCCAGTCGGCGGGTTCTCAGGCGGGCACTCCGGTGGGCAACACAATTACGTTGACCATGGGCTCGACGCCGGATTGGGTCCAAATCCAAGCTGCGCCGTAAGGTGAGGCATGGCAACTTACTCTCAGAGTCTCACTGGAACGGGTTCGCATAATCCGTTCCAGCCCAAGTCCCTAAAAATCCCAGATTCAAGTCTAGAGGGAATTGCGGTTCCCAGCGCCACCACAGGCGGGATTGGGGCTAGCTTCAACGCTTTGTCAGGGATTATGCAAGACGGAGACTTGATACTGTGTCAGGGCCCGGATGGGGCGCTGCGGTATCACAAGGTTGACGCGGAGCGGTCCACACCGGGCAACATAATCCTGTTGCGAGTGTGATAGACAGGGTGCAGGAGACTGTGCCTTGTTACAATATTATCAAACGCAGACTTCCCGGCTTCTGCAAAATCCAGGCGCTCCCACGTCACTTTATGCGACGGCCGATCTCAATTCGTATATCAATACAATGCGGGGGCAGCTTGCCTCTGACGGCCAGTGCATCCATCGCACAGCCACTCTCACGACTGTCATTGGACAACGGAACTACGATTTCTCGACGATCGCCTTTACCGACACTAGCGTGCAGGGTGCGCTTCAGGTTCGCCGTATCCAATACCTAGTTGGACAGGGCCAGAAGCAAATCTACCCCCGGCCATGGGAGTGGTTTGAGCTTTACGCCCTGAACAACCCGGTTCCGGTGCCCGGAGCCCCCGTGATCTGGGCGCAGCACCGGCAGGGCTCTGCTGGTGTTGGAACGATTACCAATGAGGGCGCGGGGACGATTGTAAGCGGGAGTTTCTACCTCGATCCGATCCCAGACTTTACCTACACACTATCGCTGGAGTGCCTGTGCTATCCAAAGGCGTTGACGTTGGACAGCGATGCGGAGGCGATCCCGTACATCTGGACGGATGCCGTGCCCTTTGGCGCGGCTTGGTATGCGCTTCTCTCCGCGCAGACCTCTGCGAGAATGCAGGATGCCGAGAGATATCTGTCCTATTATCAAATGTATGTTGAACGAGGGCGGAGGGCGTCCAATCCCGATGTGCTGAAGTATCAGTTTGAGCAACAGCAGAATATCACCTTGCCTAACCAAATCGGGATACAGCCGCGAGGTGGTGGATGAGTTCGACGCTGTTCGATCACCTCCAGCAGACTCAACGGTTCCTCCGCGATGAGAAGCAGGAGCTTTTCAATCCTCAGGACTTGATCGAGTACATCAATCGCGCCCGGAGGGAGGTTGCGGCCAGAACCCAGTGCGTCCGGGTGCTTACGACGATAAGCGGGCAGATTTATCAATGGACTGTCACCAATCCGGGCAACGGCTACACCTCCCCGGTTTGCGTGATTACGCCCCCGGACTTTCCGTCTGGCGCTCCTCCCTTGCCAAATGGCGCGCAGGCTCAGGCAACGGCCAATGTCGCCGGGGGGAAGATTCAAAGCATCAACAATATTTACGGCGGTGCGGGATATTTTCAGCCGGTAATGACGATCACCGATCCGGCTGGGGTTGGAGCGATCGCGGTTCCCACGGTGAAGTTCGTGAACACCCTCAATCGCGGGCAGGAGGTTTATAATTTCGCCGATGTCGATCTGTCTGAGTTTGCTGGCGTAGACTCGGTTTATGCCGTGAGGGGCGTTACGATTATTTACCAGAACTATCGGTACTCGGTGCCGATTTATCCCTTCACGATTTATCAGGCGTTCGTCCGCCAATACCCGTTCCAGTACCAATACGTTCCTACCTTTGGCTCACAGTTCGGCCAGGGCGCGTTGGGTTCGTTCTTTATGTACCCGCTGCCGTCCCAGACTTATCAATTGGAGTGGGACTGCCAGTGCCTGCCTCAGGACTTGCTCGATAACCAGAGTGTGGAGATCATCCAGCCGCCATGGGACGACGTTGTTCCGTATTTTGCAGCGCATTTGGCTTATCTCGGCATCCAGAACATGAACGCTGGCAATTTCTATCTCGATCTGTTCGACAAGATGTGCCTGCGGAAGTCGCAGTATGCGCGCGTAGGGCGGATGATCAATCCATATGGGCGCTTTTAGTCAATATAATCAATAGGATGGTTCTGATGGTAGCGCAGCGAAAAGAAATCAGACGGTTTCTGTCGTCGGAACTTTCCACTCACTCGCATTGGGTTCTTCCTCGTTTGGTAACTAAATGGCCGAATCGAAACGAGTGGGGTTGGGCGAACTTCCTTAGGGGATTGTGTGACCGGAACGATTGTCTGTTTCTGGCGCAGGATCACTCAGTAGCCTTGGCGGAGGTCGTGCAAGTGGACAATCTCAATGGGGCAAAGTCGGTTTACGAAAGATTTGTCTGGTGTGAGGACCGGCAGAACCATGCTCACATCGAGGAAGCATCGGATTTCTATGATCGCTTCCACCACTGGGCTATTGGCATGGGCATCGAGCGGATTGTGGTAGCGCAGAACTCTGATGTTCCAAACGAAATGATACAGCGCAAGCTTGGCAGGCTGTGGACAGAAGCGGTTAAGTACGTGAATGTCTAGTGGGCGCGGCTGGGTCTGGAGTTTGCAACCTTTCCCATTTAAGCCCCTTGCATAGTGAGGCACCGCAAGCGGTAGCTTAGGACAGATGCCCTCACAAAACCAGCGGGACGAGCAAGATACTGGTAATGCGCGGCGTCCGCCGCCGCCGCTCGCCTGTGAAAATTTCTTAGGCATCAATACAACCACTACTCGATCGGGCGTCCCCGATCAGCAAATGTACTGGTGCGACGGGTTTATCCCGTTATCGCCCAGAAACCTCCGTATCCTTCCCGGCATAGGTTCTGCGCTGTTTACGGCAGGCGGGGGGTTAACGGTTGTTTGTTTTTATTTTTACAACATCGGTTCCACGCCTTACGCGGTGGTGTTTCTTTCTGACGGTTCCGTTGTTCAGGTGCAGACACCGAGTGGACCGACAACAACAATTTTGCCTGCCGGTAGCATCCTTGCGCCGTCGATTACCAACATGGGGATCGCTCAGTATGGCAGTCAGTATCTTCTTATCGTCGCCAATCAGGCGAACGGGTATTGGATTTGGGACGGTTCTCTGACTTACACCGGGGGCAGTCTCGCGCCGTTGGTAACACTTACGAACGTCGGGTCCGGCTATACGGCACCGCCGATTGTTACTGCCACGGGAGGCTTTGGCTCTGGGGCTATGTTTCAGGCGCAAATCAATAGCTCGGGAAATGTTTCCAATGTCCTCATAACGAATCCGGGAACTGGGTATCACGCTGGCGATGTCGTGACGCTGGTGTTTACAGGAGGCAATCAAGCCGGTTCGGGTGCGTCTTTGACTGCTCACATGAGCTTTAGCGGCACCGGCACCGGAGCCGTCATAACAGCAAACTTAACTTTTAATGGCGCGGCGGGTGTTTTCAACGTCACCAGCATTACCATAAATAACGGCGGTTCTGGTTACAGCAGTCAAGTTCAAGTTGTTGTGCCCGGAGGTACGCAGTCGGCAGTTTTGCAACCGACTGTAACTGGTGGGGTCATCACTGCTGTTAAGATTGTTAATAGCGGCGCGTTCAGCAGTGGCGGTACGAGGTCCTGCACGATTACAGACAATGGTTATTTCTTTGTCTCCTCCGTTACCGGCACCCCTAGCGGCTCCGGATACGGACCAAACTGTAGTATTGCGGTTAGTGGCGGAGGCACTCCAAAGACGCAAGCAACAATTACGCCGAACGTCGTTTCCGGCGTTGTGAACTCGGTTAACATTGTCAACGGCGGTATTTACGGGACCAATGTCGCGCCTACTCTTGTCGTGAACGATAGTGCGGTTACGGCTGCGGGCACGGTTAGCCTTGCGCCCTTTGGGATACAAGGTAACTGCGTCGAGACTTACGCCGGGAGAGTTTGGATAGCGCAGGGTGCTGTTATCAATTTCACTGCGCCCGGTTCAGTGACGGATTTCGCTACCTCAGATGGAGGTGGAACCACCAAATCGTCGGACAGTTTCCTGAGAGTTGGCTATACTCGGCTGATACAGACCAACGGGTTCTTGTTCCTCGTTGGTGATAGCTCGATGAACTACATCTCCGGGGTTCAAGTCTCGACCGCAGCAAGCGTAACAACGACAACGTACACCAACAACAACTCTGACCCGGAAATTGGCACTCCGTATCCGGCTTCCGTCACGACGCTCGGCACCGATATTTTCTTGGCAAACCAAAACGGGATTTACGTATCGTCGGGAGGTACGTTCCAGAAGAAGTCGGAGCCTTTGGATGGCGTCTACAATACCGCTTCAGGGGTGTTCAATGGGATGCAGCTTTCCGCTGCCAAGGCTTTGATTTTCGGGAAGCTGTGTTGGATGGTTCTGGTGCCGATTGTGGACCCGGTTCTAAAAACCACTCGGAACAAGATTTTCATGTTCAACGAAAAGTTCTGGTGGTCCTCCGAACAAGATGTGACGCTGCAATTTATCCAAGCGCAAGAGATCAACTCAGTGTTCCAGCCGTGGGGCACGGACGGGACGCACATTTATCCGCTGTTCACCACTCCCTCGACGGCGTTTACCAAAACCATGCAATCGAAGCTGTGGGACGCGCCGAACGGCTACGATCATACCAAGTCGTCGGTTGAAGTCTTTGCCATGGCGCAGTTCCTTGGCACGGCCAATCTGACGTTCAATATCTATGTGGACAACGAAAACGGGATTACTGGCCGTGCCGGGCCGTACCCGTTTAGCGGGACTACCAACCCTGACCCGGAGGTGACATCGATCATGCCGCCTCAGATGGTGGGACAGGTGGGGGTGCTTACCGGGATGACGGTGACGACAACGGCAAACGATGGGGCGGTAGTATCTCTGCTCTTGCAGGACGAAATCGTGCAGTATCGAGGATGAGTTTACCTTACCTATACGCGCAGCCTGAGGACCAAGACGATTGGCTGGCTTGGGCGTTTAATCATGCGGCGAACCACTACGATTGGATACCGGCTATTGGGGCCCAGAAAAACATCTTCGGGCTCCAGCAGTTTGTCCTTAGTCCGATAGACCCGGAGAACATGGGAGCATGGCTGTACCAGCATCAAATCTCCCATGACCAAGCCAATGCGGCGCTAGGGACAAGTGGCTATAATCTGATAGATTTGGACTGGAAGGATGAGAGTCAGTTTGCGATGTGGCTCCGCTTGAACGCAACGGAACACCAAAGAATAAGTGCCTTGTTGGGGATAGGATGAAAAATAGGAGGTAGCTACGTCATTCTTCTCGGACTTGTTCTCAGGCAACTTCGGCAATCTCGGGCACGATATTGCGCCCTCGAATATCTTCTCGGACACCGCTTCTAGTTTCCAGAATCAGCCCGGGTGGGCTCAGGGTTTGGAGCTTGCCTTACCGGCAATTCTGACTGCTGGTGCAACGCTTGGACCGGAATTGCTGGGTGCGGGTGGTGCGGCAGCGGCGGAGGCGGGCGCTGGAGCTTTCGATCTTGGCACCATAGGGCCGGGTTTGGCGGCGGGCAGTGATCTGAGCGGGCTCACAGCGTCGGACGTGACTTTTCTCGATCCAACCCTCTTGGGCGAGGCGGCGGCTCCGGATGCCGTTCCTCCAGCAGCGGCGGGTGACTTTGCCAGCACCTTTGCGGGCGGAGCCAATACAGCCGGGTTCTCGCAGTCTGGGCTTCCCCTGACATCTGGCGGGCTCATCGATCCAAGTGCGGCCGGGATGCCCTCTACTTTGGGCGACCCCTCGATTTACAACTACGGCGCTACGACTGGGGTTGATGCGGCCACAGGTGCCGCTCCCGCCGCCCCTACGGACTTAGCCACGATAGGCCCCGGTGCTCCTGCCGCGCCCGGACCCATGAACATCAACCCCGTCACCGGGGCTCCTGCCGCCGCCCCGGGGGCTCCGGGTGGCCCGGGGGGCGCGGGCCCCGGTATCCTCTCGACTATCGGTAGCACCGTTAAACAGGCGGCACCGTTCATCGGGTTGGCCGGGCTTGGGCTTACCGGGTACAACGCCTATGAACAGAAGAAGCAGCAAGACGCTATCGCCCAGACGGAAGCTGCGTATCAGCAATCCATTACCAATGCCGCGAACGTTGCGACTAAGGCTGCACAGCCGCTTCTAACGAGCGGTGAGGCACTGACTCAATACCTTTCGACCGGGACGCTTCCTCAGGGCTTAACGGACCTCGTATCCCAGCAGATTGCTTCAGCAAAGGCCGCGCGGATTCAGGCGGCGGCAAGCATGGGGCAGTCCACCAATCCACAGTTCAATACCGCGCTGGCACAGGACCTTGCCGCGATTGACCGGGAGGGAGTGACGCTAACGACTACCCTCGAACAGCAATTGCAGCAATCCGGCACCCAAATGGTGCAGACTGCCAATCAGCTTATCAGCACGGGCGCGCAAGCCAGTGAGATTGCCGCGCAATTGCCGCTAGCGGTGCAGAATCTCAATCTCAAACTCGCTCAGTTGACTTCGACATCCATTGCGGCGTTCGCGGCCGCCCTCAATGGCGGATCGAGACAGCCGGGCACGATTACGATTAACACCACGACTGGTGCGATTGGTGGCTGATGCCGGAACCGATCATTGATGCGCCCGACAAGCCTGATCCGCCACCGGATGCGGGTGCAAATATCGCAAGCGATTTTGGTGCAAGCACCCTGACTGGGAGCTTCGATGCGCCCCGCCCTTCCGAGTGGGGAGCGGAGCCAAAATCTTCTGCTTCAGATGTCTCAAATCTGGTTTCCCAAATTACCGGGTTGATGCCTACCCCGGAACAGCAAGAGAAAATGCGGACGGCGCACGAGACGCAGCTTCTTGCTCAAATCAGGGATCGGGAGAATTTTGAGAGGGAGGAAAAGGGTTACGACGACCAGTACCGCAGCAAAATGGATCAGATGTTGGCTGCGGAAAGTTGGACTGGGGACGAGAAGCCGTGGGACCCAAAGACCATGGCTCCGCAACCAACTAGCCTTTGGGAAAAGATCGGCTCCCCCGGCTTCATCTTCGCCATGCTCGCCGGTTCGTTTTCTGCTTTGCCGATGAACTCGGCATTGATGGGCGGTGCGGCGGCGATGAACGCGATCAATGTTGGCGATATGGACGCCTACGAAAAGTCGTACACGGTGTGGAAGGACAATATCCAACTTGCCCTGAAACGGCACCAGCAAGAACATCAAGAGTTTGAGGACATAATGAGTGTTTGGGAGAAGGACCATGCGCTCGCTCGGCAGAGATTGGAGGAGCATCTAAACAAGTATGGCGATTACGGGAAACTAGCGATGCTGCGTGCCGGTTATGATCCCGATTTGATGGATGCCGTAGCCGGGCAAGCGAAGGCGGCGGAGTCCCTTTCTAAACTCATCCCCGAGATGGAGGAACAGCACGCCCTTCACATGGGGATTACAGATGAACTTAAAGCGGGCAAGAAGCCGCTTGAGGCTTACACCAATACCCTGAAGAAGATTCAAGAGGCCAAGTCGGCGGTGAAGCTCCCCGGGCTAACTCAGTCGGAAGCCGCGACTGTGGATCAACGCGCGTCTGAACTAAAGGCGGAAGCGGATGCGAAGGGTGCGCCTATTACGGAAGGGCAGGCCAGAATAAAGGCGATGGCGGAAGTGTCTGAAGCGAGAGGTGCGGGAAAGGGCGGCGGCAAGGCACAACTCGATCAAATAGCGATCATGGGGCGCGCCCAGGAGCTTCAGGATAAGGCGAAGGCGGAAGGTAAGGAGTTGCCGCCCTACAAGGCTATCGAGCAAGCGCAGTCGGAACACAAGCGTGGCGCTGCCGGGGCGCTGGAGGTAACACCCGAAGGCGATACCAAGCCGCCGCCTGAGTTTTCTCAGCAAACATGGGACATGAACTCGGATATTTATCGCGCGACTGGGCACCTCCCAACTTTAGGAATTGGTGGCACGAGCATTAAACAGGGGCTCTACGCTCATGCGCTGTTCCGAGAGCAGGAGAAGGGCGGAAGTGTAGGGACAATGCAAGCGCGCTGGGCCACAAATAAGGGTTTGGAGAAGGCGCTCTCGCAAGCCGAAGTGAACAATGCTGCGGTTGAAGCCTTTGCTCGCAATGCTGAGTTGAACAGTTCCGCGTTGCTAGGATTAGCAAAAAAAGTGGACAAAACCGGCGTGCGCGTCTTTGAGCGATGGCGTCGTGCAGGCGGGCGCGCGGTTACGGGCGATCCCGATGTGACGAACTTTGACGCTCAGGTAAATATCTGGCGCAATGAGATTGCCAAGCTCACAACTAGCCCAAATCTGGGCGGGCAGATTACGGTTCACGCCCAAGAGGAAGCCAAAGCCTATGCCGGGACTGATTGGACGATGGATCAGATCAAGGGCACGGTGAATCTGTTCAGGGCGGATGGCCAACGCCGCAAGCAGTCGATCGAAGAGGAGATCGGCAAGCTGCAAAACCAGATCGCCGGATCGCTGGAAACGACGCCCGGCGCAACCGCCCCGGCAGTACCGGAGGCTGATCTTGGTGGCCCGAAGATCAAGAGCATCGAGCGGGTGCAGTAATGGGTGATGCTGTTTTCAAGGTGACGCTTGACGACGGCAGGGCCTTCAATGTCACCGCTGATGAGAACTCTACTCCGGAAAGTCTTAAGAAAGAGTTGGAGCAACAGGACTTATCCAGCGTCCCTACAGCGGGCGAGAAATCAACGCTGGGCGCTTTAGGTAAGAATGTTGGAACCGACGTACAGGGCGTCGAAAGCGGCGGTATGGACGTTCTCCGGGGCGCTGGTGCGGTTTTAGGAGAGCCGCTGAAGAAGGGCGCAAAGCTTCTCGGGATAGGGGCGTCGACTCAGCAGCCAACCGGGGAGGGGGTGACTGGAGGGAAGGTTCCGGCTCAGCCAACGGACGAAACGACTCCCGGGTACTTGGCGGGAAATCTGCTGGCAGGAGCGGGTGCGGGCGGGGCCGCTGTTAAGGGTGCCGGGCTTGCGGCCAAGGCTCTCCCTAAAGCCGCACCCTTGCTGGAAAGCCCTATGGCTCGCGCGGTTGGTGGCGGGGCCATGGGCGGACTGATGCAGCCCACGCCAGAGGGAACGGATTACTGGAAAACCGTTGGAAAGGATGTCGGGTTCGGCATGGCGATGGGCTACGGCCTGAGCGTCGGCGGCAAGGTGGCATCGTCAGGCTTAAGCGCGTTGGGGGAGTATCTGCAACGGAACATGCCTGAAGTCGCCAACAACAAGGCGATTGGGGTGATTCTCAATCGTATCCAGAACGCGAATAGGTATGGGGCCCCTAGCGCGACGGACATGCTGCAAATCACCAATGAGGCGAACGCGGCGGGACGCCCGATGGCTCCGATCGATGTTTACGGGAAGGGGTCAGGCGTCAAATCGCTCGGTGGTTATCTCGCACGACAACCAGAAACGAAAGACTTCATACGATCGACGCTGCAACAGCGCGGCGCTGGGGCCATGCAGCGGTTAGAGGATGCCGTTACTCGGCATATCTCTTCCGGCCAGTCCTCCTATCGAACGATTGAGGGATTGCAGCAAGCCCGATCGGAGGCTTCGCGGCCGTTGTACGAGGAAACTGATAAATTGCAGGGCGTTTGGTCTCCAGCGTTGGAGGAGTTCCTAAAGAATCCCGACATCAAAAAGGGATTGGCGGCGGGGTATAGACTAGAGCGGCTATCGTCTCTCGGGGTGCGTCCGTTTAATCCAACGCAACTCGGCGTCGATCTGGATGCGGAAGGGAATATCGTATTTCTCCGCAAGCCAAATATGCGTGTTCTCGATATGGGCAAGCAGGGTCTCGATGCGATGATTGCTGCGGAACGTGACCCGATTTCAGGACGGTTGAGTCGGTTGGGCGTAGAGCTTAACGGAGCGAAGAAAAGATACGTTGCGCTTCTTGATAGTCTCGACTCGACAGGGGTGTATGCCAAAGCTCGCGCAACTTGGTCTGGGTTCAAGGCCAGTGAGGACGCGGTTAAGATTGGTAAGACGGCGTTTGAGCGAAGCCCGGAAGAGAACGCAGCGGAGTTTGCGGAGCTATCTCCAAGTGACCAAGAGTTTGCTCGTGTAGGTCTTGCGGACAATCTGAGAGAGAAGCTTGCGCGAGCCGGGTTTGGCTCAGATGACCCGTTGGCGATGCAAAATGCTGATGTGTCCCGGGCGCTGTTCAAAAACGATTGGACGAAGCGGCAATTGCAGCCATATTTCAAGTCCAGCAAGGATTATGATGAGTTCGTGCAGGCCGTAACCGATGAACGCACGATGCAGGCAACCAAGAACGAGCTAACGGCAGGGTCACAAACGGCAGAACGATTAGGAGAGGATACAGCGAACCAAAGTGGATTTGCGACAAGTTGGCCCGCTCTCTATCATACCGGCAAGGCAATCCTTCACTCCCCGTTTGCCGTCTATCATGCGGCGTCAGCCGCGATGGACGCCTACAAGATGTTCAAAGCGGTGGGGATAAAGCCAACCCCCGAGATGAATGAAGCGATGGCGAAGATTCTGTTCTCGCCAAACTCAGCGGAGGCCGGAACGGCGAAATTGTTGCTTAAAGCACCACCTCCGATGCCTCCGACTCGGCAGGCGCAGGCAGGCAGGGCGATTCAGGATGTTGTCGCGCCGATGGCGGCAGCAGGCGCAGGAGCAGTGCAGCGTGACCAAGAGAATCCTCTCCAAGATTGAGCAACTGGCGACGAAGGTTGCCGATGAAGCCTTCTTGTCGGAGAAGCTTTCCGACAAGATCGAGGCGCTAAAAGTCGTGATCCCGATCTACACCCTGTTGCAGAAGGGTACCGCCAAGGCCAAGGAAGAGGGTGAAACGACTATGGCGGGGTTGCAGGCAGAACTGGAGGCAGCGGAAAATGGCAGGGAAGTTCAGCATCGTAGAGGACGACACGACGCCTGAGCAGTCATCTCAGGCGGAACGGGTAGGGATTCAGGCCCTTACGCTCGGGCTCCAGGCGCTTAGTCAACGAACCGTCGTTGCCCTGTCCCGGCTGTTCGTGCTTTTCGCTACCGCGTCGGCCTTCGCCCTGTGGTGGCGGGTACTCCCTGAGCCCTCAGTCCTTCAGTTGATAGGGCTTTCGATTTACGCTATTTTCGTGTTGGCAGCGTCGTTTATCGCCAGAAGGCTGTAAATGCCCGCTGGGAAGCATACGCGAAAAGCAAATACGCCAAAGAAGCGGCGGCAATGGCAGCACGTCCGCGATTCAGTAGAAGCCAGGGGTGGCAGTGTCGGTTCCGCTATTAGGCAAGCCAATGCCGTAGTTGGTGGAACAGCCAGACAGGGAGGGCGTCGTAAGCGACGGCGTTCTTACCGACGATAGGAGAGCCACATGGCGAACTACGAAGCCCCCTTGCTTCAGAATACCGTTTCCACCTCTGCGTATAAGACTGCCGGTGCGCTGTGGTGCAACACTGCGGCGAATACCCAGCGCCGGATTCAGCTTTACGAAGTTGAAATGGGACAGATGGGAACGTACTCCACGACGGACGCTCCGGTGCAGTGGGACATTTCCCGGTTCTCGGCTACGAACATCCTCACCGCAAGCTCTGTTGTCCCCAACTCGCTCGATCCCGCCGATGTATCGCCTCTCAGCCTCTTCCAGAACAACGCCACAACCGAGTTGACAGTCACCACTGCCGGGTTTGGGCTCAATCTGAAGAACTGGGGCATCAACCAACGCGGCTCCTATCGCTGGAGGGCGCTGGACGACGGCGACAACATCCTGATCGCGGCGACGGCAGGCACGGGCGTTGTGATACGGTGCCAGTCAATCTCGGGCGGCTTCGCGGCCACCGCTGTTGGAAACATCTCCTTCATCGAGCGGTAAATGGGACGCAAGGACGTTTTACGGGCGTCCTTGCCCGATATCTGGGCCATCCCCAAAGGACCCCGTATCAAGCCCGGGGGCATTGTCGAAATCTGTACGTCTTTTGGCGTCGAGGTTAGATACGCCTCGACCTGCAATCATTGTCAGCACATCACGGAAGCCCCCACGAAGCAGGAAATGAGGGAAAAGACGAACGTTTGTCGCGGCTGTATGCGGATGATTTGTGAGAAGTGCGCAGATAAACCTTGCCTCCCATGGGAAAAACAGTGTGAATATCAAGAGCGCGAGTATCTGAAGCGCCGGATCGAAGATCGGTGGGGGTGTTATTGAAGTGCGCCGATTGCGAGCATTGGCGGACTCTTCGCAAGACCGTTTACGGTGACGGCAGCGAGGTCGTGGATTGGCAGGCCCCGCAAGGTAAGGGGCACTGCGATGTACTTAATCTAGATACCCTTCCGGAATTTGGTTGTCTTTCCTTCTTGCAGCTTTTCAGCAGCCACGAAGAAATATGCTCTAGGCTCGGAGAGGCATGGCAGTATTATTGGGATGTGCCGTGCCCGGACTGCAATGGACAGGCTTATAAATGTCAGCGTTGCATGGGAACCGGGCGGGTACGGAAATACGGTGATGGGTACGTGGGCGAGGAGCGCACCCGAATGCACCCGAAAGAAAAAGAACTAAAGAGTCTCGGCAAGGAAATCCCCGTTCTGCCGGGCACGACTTTGACCCCAGAAATACGGGCTGACCGGCCACATGAATTTATGGGTGGAGGAGACGGAGTGTTATGAGAAGTGAAGAGTTCTGGGATTGGTTTGAGACGAGACGAGCTTTACTGCACTCCCGGGCCGACACGTTTCAGAAGATGTTTGAGCATTTGGATAAGTACGATCGTGAGGTCTACATTGTCGAAACCGGCTGCACCACACTGGATACCGATGATGCGTGGAAAGGTGCTGGATGCTCCTCGATTTTGTTCGATCATTACATCCAAACCCACAAGGGGAAGTTCTACTCAATTGATAGAGACAAGGAAGCCGTTGCTACTTGCAGGAAGTTAATCAAAAGAGGCGAAGTCTGGTGGCGCGATAGCGTTGAAGCCCTCATCGTAATGGAGGAGCTAAGACTCAAGATTGATCTCCTTTACCTTGACGGTTCGGATTTGCACTGGGGCGAACCGCTACTGGCCGCAAATCATCACCTCAATGAGCTTTACGCCGCACTGCCGATGTTGACGGCAGAGTCGATGGTAGCGGTTGACGACTCTCCGGTGATTATTGACGATCCGCGAGTTGTTATCGGTGGCAAGGGTGAGTTGGTTGCCCAGCACGCCCGCTACAACGGAGCGGACATCCAGTTTTGCAACTATCAAGTCGGCTGGACGAACATGCTGCGGAAGCGGATGGACGACGCCGGTTTTATTGAACTGATCCACCGCGCCAGAAAGTACGTCGAAGAGGGTAAGCATATCAACGCGGAGCCGATTTACTGGCTCATCATGTATTTGACGCGCGACTCCAAGAGCGCGACTGAGCGAGTGGCCCGGGGTGAGGCGTGCGTGTTCTTCGCCCGTCTGGCTCTGGCGAAAGATCGACCGGGCGCGGCAGCGGATTACTATCGGGACGCCCTGCACGTTGATCCGCTGGCGACTGAGTATCGTATCGAGTTCATCGTTAAGTCTTTACGAGCGATGGGCAACGACAAGATTTCTAAGCAGGAGGCGATCAAGGCGACAAGGATTGATCCGGAAAATCCAGAGACATGGCGCACGCTCGGAGGAGTCGAGCATGAAGTCAATAATCCTAAGGGCTGCATTGAAGCTTACGATAAGCAGTTATCGCTCAAGCCAGACGATCCCGATGCCCTATTGGACCGGGTTACTATTGCTCTTGATGTCGAGGACTATGCGCTGGTGAAGAAACTGGCGAAGAAGGTTCTCAATACGGAGCGCCGGGCGGATGCGATCCACTGTCTGGCAATGGTGGCCTACCGTGAGGGACGGCACGAAGATGCAATCGAGATGTACGATGAAGCGATTGAGCTAAAGTGTCATCACATCCATACGGCACACTGGAACAAGAGTTTGGCTCTGCACTCGATCGGCCGATACCGGGAGGGCTGGGCGGAGCACGAGCACCGGATTGACGAAAAAACCAATATCGCCCTGTCGCTCCCGTTGAAGCGGTTCATCAAGCCGCTATGGACGGGGAAAGAGCCGCCGTCGAAGATTCACATCCATTGCGAGGCGGGGGCGGGCGATAATCTGGCGATGGCGCGGTATCTTCCTCTGATCGCCCAACAGGGCCATGAGGTGACTTACGAGTGCCCGGACACGATGGAAGAGTTGCTGAAGCTCTCCTTCCCAGACATCCGCGTTCACAAGCGGGCCCCGGACTATCCCGGTTTTCTCGGGCTCAAGCCGTTCGATTACCATTTGCCGATCGGAAGCCTGCCGTTCGTGTTCAAAACGGAGGTGGATACGGTGCCGTGGTACGGGCCGTATCTGAAGGCCAATCCTGAGAAGGTAGGGAAGTACGAGGCGAAGTTCCCGGGCGGGCCACGCATCGGATTGGTCTGGTCCGCTGGCGTAAGGCGCGGGTTGGGGATTTGGCTGGAGACTTACGGCGAGCGCAAATCAATGACGTTCAATCAGCTTTCACGAATCGTGGACGAGGGAAGCAATTTTGTTTCGCTTCAAGTCGGCCCAGAACGTGAGGAGAACGATGGCACGGTCATGGACTTGTTACCGAGAGAACCGCTCTGGGAAGATACGGCTGCGCTGGTGGAATGTTTGGATTTGGTCATAACCGTTGACACCTCCGTTGCTCATCTTGCCGGGGCAATGGGAAAACCAGTCTGGGTGATGATGCACACGGAAGGCTCTTGGCACTGGATGGCGGAGCGCCCGGGTGCGTCGTGGAATACTAAGAGTCCATGGTATCCTTCTGCGCGAATCTTCCGATGCAAGAAGGGCGGTGAGTGGGAGCCGGTCATCCAGCGTGTCGTGAAAGAGTTGGAGGCTCTTGAACAGCGCAAGGTGGCCTGATGGTTTTCAGATGTGAGCCTTTAAGCAGTCCATCGGCGTCGTCGGTACAGCCGCCCGTAACGATCCCGTCGTGGAAAATCCTTCAGCTTGGCGCGGGCGGTCTTAGCACGACACTAGATATCAACTCCGATGGCACACTGTTGGGAACCGGCGACGTTTGGGGCGGTTGGATCAGCAGCGTTAATAATGCTGGCGGCAACGGCAACTGGCTGACGCCATTTAATTTTGCGTCTATGCCAGACCCTATTGCAACCAGAACCTTCTGGACGGGGGTTAGTGCGTTAGTTAGTGCTCCCTCTAATTCCAACACGATAGTAGCCATTTGGGACGGCAACGGTGCGGGGCCGGGCGGTAATGGTGTTCTTTATAGTCTGAATCACGGAGCCACCTGGAACAAGCTCTCTGGAATTACTTTTACGCAAAATGGGATTTCGCCAAATGTCGGCGGGTTAACGCCGATGATTGCGTTTAACCCGTCGTCAGACAGTGAATGTTACATAGGAATCCCGGGGGCGTCTGGCGTTGCCAATGGGATTTGGCATGTTATCGGTCTTACTACTACTCCAGTTTGCACTCGTTTGGACCCTGGCACCATCCCCAGTAGCACGGGGGGCTATTTTGGGATGGCGTGGCATGGCAACGTTATAGTGATCCCGATCTTTGGAGTTGGCGTCTATATCAGCACCAATGGAGGATCATCATTTGCTTCTGCGCCAGCGACCAGCATGCCAACAGCGGTGCGTTGTGGTGGATTTGATAGTGGCGGCACTTACTATTGTTGCGCTAACGGTGATCTCGTATCAGCAAATATCTATCGGCTCGGCCCTGCCGGTAGTTATACGACGTGGACTCAAATATATAATGGTTTGTGGTGTAACACCCTCGCTGTTGATCCTACTACTACCGGACGACTTGTCGTAGGAGCCACAGCCAGTTCTAATTTCTTTGATGGCGCGTTTGATATTACGACATCGAACGCAAGCAGCGGCACCGTTAGTTGGGCGGGACGCAATACAAACGCCACGATGGCGGTAGGCGACGTGCCGTGGTTTCAATGGTCGTTTCTTCCCTACAATGTCGGAACGACTTTAGATTCTATATGTATGAAAATTGACTACTCTGGTAGACTTTGGCACGCGATTGGCATCGGCGCGATCTACGCTACGACGGTTCCGACTGACGGGGTTTCCGCGATTAGTTGGGTTCCCATGTCTCAAGGCTTTGAAGGCATGGTGGTTAACGGTGGTCGCTGGATGACGGATGGCAGAATACTTCTTTCATGCTGGGATCGCCCGCTGTTTGTAATCGGGGCGGGAAACGCAAAGAACACTCCGCCTTCCCGGTACGCGCCAAATAACACGGCCATTTACGGCTATCCGCCGACCGGGTTTTCCGACTCTGTGGATTTTGCTCAAGATGGTTCTGGTTTTATGGCGGGCTTTGATAACAACCAATTTTTCTCGTCTAGCACTGGAGTTGGAGATTGGACACAAGCTAGCCCTCCGCCAACCTCATTTTTTGGCACCAGTTCGATAGCGGTGTTTGATGCAAATCATTGGATCGTTGTAGATACGCACAACTACACCGGCACAACAGTTGCGGTTGCTAGCTCATCCGGCGTATCGGGAGGTATGACCGTTACCGATTTGACCACTCCCGGCAATATACCGGGCGGCACTACTGTAAATTTTATAGATGGCAATACTGTAACGTTGAGCGTTCTGTGCCCCTTGATCGCGGTTGGCGATGTCTTGCAATTTGGCGGGTCAATCAATCAGACTGTATCGGCTCAATTTACTCCTGGCCAAGCCTACTACACGACTAACGGTGGCAGCACTTGGAGCACCTGTCCCAGTCCCTTGTCTCCGAGTGCCGGTGCCTTTAGGTTCACTGGCTTTCATCCGAATGGAAATGTCCGCTGTGTTTGCTACGAACAATCCCCTGGGTTCCAAGGAGTTGGGTATATCCTCAGCAATACTGGAAATATTTACAAGACAACCACTTCCGGTTCGTCTTGGGCATCGCAGGCAACGACAGGATTGCCAACCTCCCCGAGCATCCTCACATCCAATGTCCACTTGAAATCAGTACCGGGGCAGCCCGGCCATCTGTTTGTGATCGTGCCCGCGCCATTTGGTCTGACGGGTTCACCGCCTAATTATGCACCCAATCCCCTTACGGCCCAGACTGTTTCATTGTATTTTTCCAAAGACGGCGGCCAGACCTTTTCACTGGTAACGAATGCAACTTACGCTCTTGGCCCAATCATTGATATTGGGTTCAGTGCTGCGGCACCTTCGGCGAGTTACCCATCGTTGGGCATTTATGGTTGGATAAACGGCCCTGGCGGTTGGGTGTGGGATTTCTGGCGTTGTGATAACTTCAACCCGTCAAGCTTTACCGGAATTGCATGGACGCAGATGAATTGGCCGTGGGTGAGCATGGTTAGCAGCGTTGAAGGCGATCCAAGCAACTATAATCGGTGGCTGACTACAACGGCTAGCGGCAACTCATCAATGGGCGCGCAGTATTTCGGCTAAAATCAGATGACAACTTATATCTCGGCGAACAGCAGCAACCACCAGAATGGTGGTGCTTCCTCCACAACCGTGGCGGTGACGTTGCCGGGAACCGTTGGCAGCGGTCACACTCTGTGTGTCGGCGTGCAGTCTGCTAATAATTCCGGTATTGTTCAACCCTATCACTGCAATGACGATAAAAGTAACATTTATACTCATGTCCTAGACATATATACAATCGGGTCTGGTTTTCAGGTTTCGATATTTTTTTGTACTAACATAACCAATGCGCCTCAGACAATTACGGGAGATTTTAACGGTAACTCGTTTACTTTCGCGTCGATCATTGTTGATGAATTTTCCGGCATAGTTACTTCATTACCGTTAGACGGGTCCAATGGACAAATTGCAAATTCAGGAACTTCCACGGATGGGTTGACCACAGGGACATGGACGACATCGGCTAACGGCGATTTGATTTGGGGGTATTGTGGCGATCTTACTGGCGGCGCGACGTTTTCAGCGGGAACCGGGTTCACGATTGCTCAAAATGTTGCTGTGGATTTCAGGAGCGAGTATCTTATCCAATCCTCTGCGTCGGCATCTACGGCAGTTACTTTCACTTCTAACATAAATGTTTCGGCTTTTGCCGTAGGACTTGCATTGATGAGTCTTCCTACTGGCCTTCCTCCGAGTTCGGGATGGGCGGAAGTTCAGTGGTGAACAATGCCTGAGGGTTATACCGGGCCGTTTAATGCGCCAGCCGCAACCGGGAACAGCGCGGCTTTTAACAATTTCATCGCCCGCACGTCAGGCTTGAATGCGGCGCATCAGAATCGTTATGCAACGTTGCTTAACAGCCTAACGTTTGACGGGTTCTTTGATAGTTACGGCAATTCAACTTTGCTGGACTTACTCTACATCTTTGCTACAGCCGATAGCACTACCGCAAAACTCAATCTGGTGCAGAATCAATACAATTGCACTTACAACGGAACCCCGGCCGAGAGCACACGGTTTCAGGCAGATCACGGCTATACGGGGGACGGCTCGACTGTCTTTTTAGACACTCAATTCAATCCGGTTACAGCATTACCCTCTCCAAACATGGCGGTAAATTCAACCGGAGAAGGAGTCTATGCCACCACTGCTATTCCATCGGTGACAAACACCTGTCCGATTGGCACAAATGATGACGTGTTGTCATCAGTGCTCTGGAGCACCACCACCACCAGTGTCACCCTGAGTGGCGGGGGGGCCGTTGCTAGCGGACAGACCACAGTGGGAAAAACCGGATTCTTCGCCGGGACGCGGACGAGTTCAACAACGGCGAGCGTCTACACATTCATAAGCGGATTTCAGGGCATCGACGGAACCAATTCCAGTTCAAATTCCCTTCAGATTGACTACGGGAATATATTCGTGCTGGCGCAGAATTTTGGGATTGATGGACCGGCAGTAGATTTTTGCAGCAATCAATTGAGCGCGGCGTTTGTAGGCGCGGCTTTGACTCCGGCGCAGATGAGCGTGCTGGCTACTCGTATTAACGCTTATATGCAATCGCTCGGGATAAACGCATGGTAGGATACGTAAATGCCGTGGTCCCTGACTGATCTCGGAGCGGTAACAAATTCCAGCGGTGCAACTTTGGTGCTGCCCGGGACTATTCCCGCGCACTCATTGGCGGTGGTTGGTGTGTGGGAGGCGACCGTTAGCGCAGTCGGAACGATGGCGAACAGCAACTCCGATTCGTTTTCCCTGATCCATGCTATCTCGCCAAACAACAGCGCGACGAACGGATGCTCTGGTTTGTTTTTCTTCAGCAATAACTCGGCAACGTCTACGTCGATTACGTACACGAAAAACACGACTGGGACGACGGCTGGACTCTCGGGGCTGTTTGCAACTGGACAGCTTCTTACGTCGAGCCCGCTCGATGGTGCCGTGACGGCGTTCGGCGCGGGCTCATCGTTCCCGCCAAGTATTGTTTCTGGAATCCCGACAACCAATGCGGAACTGTTCGTTGCCTGGAACGTGGCCAATGCTGCGATCGGATGGACGCAGGATACTGCGAACGGCTGGGCCAGTCCTCTCGATGCTCTCCCCGGAGGGTTTATCGGACAGGGCGGCAATCAGGTGAGCGTCACCAATGCGGCCACGCCATACGCGCCGACATGGACCGGGCAAAACGTCTGGGCCACCATCATCGCCGGGTTCATCCAGGCCTCCATACCGTCTACCTACGGTTTCGCCGCTTCCGAATATTACTGATAATCTCAGGTTATGCCGTCCTATGGCGTAACCAGTATCGGCACTGTGACTGCCGCATCGGGGGTAAACCCCGTCATCACCGTGGGTGCGGGCGGCGTCCCCAAGGGCTCGCTGATCGTCGTCATCGTTACCGAGAAGTCCACCTCAGGAACCAACGGCACGCTCGCGGATAGCGCCAGCAACAGCTACAGCACAGCAACCTCTGGGAGCTTGGCCAATACCGCCGCCGATGGACGGGGAATCGTTTTTTACATTGGCAACTGCGCCGCCTTAGTCAACACCAATACGATCACCTACACCAAGAACCTAAGCACTGCCGTTGCCGCTATGTCGGCGTTCTACGTCACTGGCATTCAGGCAGTCGCTAATCCCCTCGATAGTTCCGCCACTGCCACCGCAACGGGTACCACTGGCACCATAACCGTAACCAGCGGCACCCCCTCTGGCGGGGCGGAGTTCTTTGTCGGGGCTTTGTGCGATAGCGGTAGTAGCACGGCGGGCGCGGCCGCGACTTTTGCGAATCCGGGTGGGTGGACTACTCCTCCTGTCGAGGCCAATACCTCGACCTCCGCATCTGGTAACGCGCGGGTGGACGGCGGCAACCGCGTTGGAGCCGCCAGTGGCACGTTGGTTTACAACCCAACCCTCTCCTCGACGGCGCAGCAATGGTTTCTGGCGATCCTTGCCTTTAAGCCCGCCCTGTTATGGGGGCAGACTCTTGAACAGGATACCCAGCCGCCGTTAACTCACCCCACGCCAATTAAAAAACGCGCAGCAGCGTTTTTAGCTGGCGATACGGGTACGGCCGCTATTGAGCCCGGATTTACTCCGCAAGGCTTTCAGCATCTTCAGCCGTTCCAGCCGCCACATCAAATGGTTGCTCAGCGCGGAGGGGCGGCCAAGCATAACACAGGCTTCCAGTGGCCTTTGGGGCAGCCACCGTTTGGATGGCCGGTGCAGGACCCGCAACCGCCCGCGAGGCCGCCTAAGCTACGATCGTCTGGTTTGGAGTTCCGGAACGAGTTTGCATCGTTTCAATCGCTTCCGTTTGGCTTTGAACAGACTCAAGCGCAGCCCCTCAAGCGGACTCTTAGGCCCTCATTGATAGGCGACGATGGAACGGAAGCTAAGTTTGTCCCCCCTGTGGTTGTCGCACCGACGACATTTACGTTCGATGTTCAGCCTGCGGCCCGCTGGTTTGCGTGGCCGAAAGGGGCGCTGAAGCATAGCAGCGGATTTCTCGGCTCTACATTCTTCCCGCCCCCAGGTTGGGAAATCCAATCTCCGCAGCCGCCTCACCCAACTCCCGAGAAGCGCGCTGGCGGGACCATGCGAGGCGACGATGGCAATCAATATCCGTTAATCAATTTCTTCCCTCCGGGTTGGGAGATTCAACCGCCGCAACCAGGGCACCCGCGCCCGGAGCGAAGCGGTGCAGTCGCGCGAGGAGACGATGGAACAGAGGCACCATTTGTTCCTCCGATCGTAGTGACAGCAGTAAACTGGGGCTTTGATTTCCAGCAATCCGTTTCACGGAAATACTATCGGTTTGTTGATCAGCTACAGACCTTCCGGCCGTTCCCGTGGCTCAATTTCGGCTTCGATTTAACATCATCTCAGGATCAGAGATTTAGACGCGAGCGTAGCGCAGCAATCTTCAGAGGTGACGATGGCAACGAAGCCCCATTCGTCAATTGGAAAAATGCTGGATGGGAGGTGCAGTATTTCCATGCTCCGCATCGCTTCTGGAAAAATCTAGATAGGGGAGACGACGGTAACGAAGCTCCGTTTGTGAACTGGAAGAATGCCGGATGGGAAATTCAGTATTCCGACATCCCGCATCGGTTCCGAAAGAACCCAGAGCCCGGTGACGGTGGGATCGAGGCGTCGTTTGTTAATTGGCGCAACGCGGGGTGGGAAATTCAATATGGCGATGTTCGCCATCGATTTTTTAAGAACCCGGACAGGGGCGACGATGGAATTGAAGCACAGTTTGTCGCGCCGCCCGCATTTGTTCCGACGTGGTTTGAGCCAAATCCTCCTTTCGCCAAACCTCTTGTTAGCGTCAGGGGCGCGTTAAAGCACAGCACTGGTTTTCAGTGGCCCGCAGGGCAACCGCCCTTTAGCTGGGAGGTTCAATATGGCCACGTATTCCATCGTATCTTTAAGAGCCCTGACATCGGCGATAGCGGCATCGAGGCTAAGTTTGTCTTTGTCCCACCAGCGCCGTTAACGCCGCTGGGTTATCCACTTCCGGAGATTGTCGCGAAACGGCCAGTCAGGGCGAATGCGGTTGGCTTCCGCAATGAGTTCGCTTCGCCTTTGAATATCCCCTCTTTTGGTTGGCCAATTCCCTACTCTGATATCCGCCATCGCTTTATTAAGTACCCAGAGATAGGCAGTGGCGGGATCGAGGGGCCACTCCCTGCCCCACCGCCGTTAGTATTTGTGGGTTATCCGTTCCAAGACACGACTCTGAAGCGGAGGTTCAGGCAGGATTTCAAGGGCGATGACGGGATAGAAGCCAAGTTCATTTTTGTGCCGCTGCCGCCACTTATATCGTGGCCGTTCTTGAACGAAGCGTTCTTCAGAACGAAACCAAAAATTCTATCGGCGCTGAAGCATCAAACAGGGTTCGCAACTCCATCCTTCGTACCCCTGCCCGTTATTGCTCTAGACCAACTGTTCCAACCCGTTCTTCGATACAACCGCTTGTCGGCAACGGAAGGTGTCAGCCAATTCCGCGCCTTCAATATGCTGCCCGTAGGCTTCGATTTGCAGGAACAAATCCTGCGTCGTCTACCAACTCAGAGATTGCAGGCCACCAAGCACACGACGGGATTTGCTTTTCCGATCACGATGCTGGCTCCTTTTAATAATCAAATCTGGGAACAGTTATATTATCTGCACCGGCAGCGGCCGTTAGGCGCGTTAAGGACGGTGAGTGAGTTTGCTTATCAGTTGATCCCGCCGCCGCCGTTCAATTGGGAAACTCAGCCGCCGCAGCCGCCGCATCATTTCTTCAAGAATCTGGATGCGGGCGATGTTGGTATTGAGTTTCCGATCGTCCCACCAATGGTGTTCCAGAACGGATGGTGGGTTCAGGATGTGCAGCCCGGGCATCCCCGCCGTGAGCGGGCGGGCGCAATCATGCTCGGGGACTTGGGGACAGAATCGCCCTTTATCATCCCGGTTCTGTTCAATTTCAAAACCTACGACGTGCAGCCGAATTATCAGTGGCGGCGGATTTCATCGTTGAAGCAGAGAAGCGAGTTCTCCTATCTGCTGGGCCCGTTCCTGCCTTTCAATTGGCAGACTCAATACGGAGACATCACACATCGGTTCCGGAAATCCCCGGATACGGGGGACGCCGGGATCGAACAAGCCAAGCCCGCTCCACCTACACCGTTTGGGTGGCCGATCCCGTACACCGATGTTCGGCACAGATTCCTTAAATCGCCTGAGTTCGGCTTGCCGGGGATCGATCGGCCGATACCTCCGCCTCCTAAGCCCGGATGGGAAATCTCACCGCCGCAACCCCTGTTCAACCGCATGGGGAGGCGGGGTGCGTTCCTGTACGGCGACAATGGAATCGAGTTTCCGTTCATCCCCGTCATCCCGCCGCCGCAGCCGGTTGTTCCGTTCCGGCGAGTCCCGACTGGGAAGGTGTTCATCATCGACAGCCTGCCGGGGTATTACTTTGGGCCCAATCCAAACCTCAATGAGTCCTGCTCGCTGGTGTTCGTCGTTGGGCCGGGATTGCCGATTCTGGGAAGCCGCGTGCTGTTCACCTTCATCAAGCCGGACGGCACGATCGTCAACGGCGATCCTAATTTCGCATTCATCGGGGACGCCAACGTATTCCAGTGGTACATCCCGAATTTCCCACAGGCCCAGTACCTCGTTTACACCTTCGGGATTGGCGAACTCGATCAGCATGGCGTCTGGCAAGTCTCGGCCATTGCGGGCGGCTTCTTCTCCAACACTTTCACATTCCCGGTGAATTAGGTAAGGTTCCCCATGCCGACTGGCTCACCAATTCTGCAATCCGGCAATGTGACTCCGGGGCACCTTGCGAGCTTCGTAACCGATGGGGTGCTTCAGGATTCCGGGGTGGCGCTCACCAATCTTTACGGGGCGCTGGTTTCAGTCATCCAGAACGTCAATTTTAACGTCATTGCCGATAGCCTCATCCCCATTGGCTTACCCTTTGGCTACAGCCGATACCGTATTCTTCAAATTACAATCAGCGGCGCGACTGGGATTTTAACGACGGCAACGTGCGGGGTGTTCACGGCCCCCGGTGCGAGCGGCGTAACTGTGGTGGCGGCGAACACCGCTGTGACTATCAACAACGCTTTGATCGACACCAATAACAACATGCAGAGTTTGACGATTCAGAACCAGAACACTTTGGCGTTGTCGGACCCGGCGCTGTATTTCCGAGTCCAGAACGCGCAAGGCACTCTTCAGACTGCCAACGTCTCAGTCTTTTATCAGCCAATGCCATGAGATGGCTTCTTGCATTGCTGTTGCTGTGGCCGCTCTCCGCGCAGGCACAGACTGGTTCGCCGGTAAAGCAAAGCGGGTTTGTGACTCCGGGCCACGCTTCCTGTTGGGCGACTAATGGAACAGTGCAGGACTGCGGCACGGCGGCGATCCCGTTCCTGACGACGATAGGGACAGTTGGGGGCCCTATCTGCATCAACAGCGCACCTCCGACTGCCGCGTATATTCAGCTTTGCTTTACGGTTAGCGCGACATCGCCCGCGACTTTCACGCTCCAGAACTTCGCTGGGGCAACACCGCAGCCGCTTCAGTTCATCATCAACGGCACCACGTACAATTTCCCGTTTACGGGGCCGGGCACTGGCGTCATCGGGCCAAATTCAAGTGTCGTTCCGGATGTTGTGTGCTGGGCTAACACGACGGGCACGCTGGCTAGTGATTGTGGATTTTCCATCAACATTCCTGGCAGCATCAATACGATTCCGATCTGGACGAGCTTCACGACTCTCGGGACTCTTCCCGCAGTCAACAGCGCAGTGCTGAGCACCAACCCTTCAGGAGCGCCATCATTTTCCACAACGCTGCCATCTGGACTGGTAATCCCCACGCCTTCGATCTCAAATCCGACACTGAGCGGGACTGTCACCGGCCCGATAGGCACTTGGGTAGGCACGGGGCTGGCAAACGTGCCCGTTGGCGCGGTTTCGCCGTCCACTGGGGCGTTCACCACATTGTCGGCAACCAGCACTGTCGGCGGTGCGGGGTTCAACGGCTTCATGTCGTCACCCCCGGCGATCGGCAATGTTGCGGCGAACACCGGAGCCTTCACTACTCTAAACGTCAACGACTCGGTTACTGTCACGGTGAGGTCGAGCGCAGCCTCGACTGTGACAGTTTCGGCGACGACTGATTATTTTCTTTGCCTCGATCCGACATCGAACGCTATTGCGGCGAATCTCCCGGGCTCTCCGCCTACCGGGCTGACGTATTTGATAAAGGATTGCACCGGGCACGCCGGAACCAACAATATTACCGTCACTCCGAACTCTGGAAATATTGACGGTGCTGCAAACTTTGTGATGAACCAGAACTTCCAGTCTATTGCTGTGACGTTCACCGGGAGTCAGTGGAGTATAAATTGATTATTGATATCAAATGGTCAATCAACTAAAGCGCCTCTTCGTCGTCACCTTACTGGCGCTGACCTCGGCGTGGCCTAGCAGCGGCAAGTATCCACAGAAGCTCTTCTGCACGGGCGGCACGCTAACAATTAGCGGCGGCAACCGCATTCACACTTTTACCTCGACTGGGACTTTGGCTTGCGGGGGCTCCGGTACGGCTACGTACTTGATTGTGGCGGGAGGGGGTGGCGCGGCACAAGGCGGTGGAGGCGCTGGAGGGTTTCTTACCGGCACAACACCGCAACAGACGCTCTATGCCATAACGGTTGGGCCTCACGGGGCCGGTTCCTCAAATGCCGGTACGACCAACGGCAGCAGCGGCAGCAACTCGGCTATCGGCGGAGTGGCTACCGCGACCGGAGGTGGGGGTGGGGGTACGGCAAGCCAAAACGGCC